CTGCACTCCGAGATCGCCAGCCGGTTGTGGGGTGGCCCGACCACTAAGAACCCGAAACGCGAGCTGGCTAAGCCAATGGGCCACGGCTGGAATTACGGGATGCAGGCCGAGAAGATGGCCGAATCCGGCGGGGTGTCAGAGCGGGAGGCTCGAGATTTTGACCAGTTGATGCGGCACATGTTCCCCAGGCTGGTGTGGTGGCGCGACCAGGTGCGCAGCCTAGCGGCGGCCACCGGCGTGCTCGACAACGGCTTCGGCCGGAAGATGCAGTGCGACCGCCGGCGGGCGTTCACTCAAGGCCCGGCGCTGATGGGTCAGGGCACCACGCGGGATCTGATGACCGAGGCGATGCTCCGGATGCCGGACGACATCGCTCGGACCCTGCGTGTGCAGGTGCACGACGAGGTAATCGCCGAGTGCCGGGCCGAGGACGCCGCCGAGGTGGCCCACGAGATCGAGAAGGCCATGACGTTCGAGTGGTGCCCGCCGTGGGCGTCGATACCGGTGCCGATCGTGTGCGAGGTCAGCAAGCCCAGCAGATCGTGGTCGGGTTGTTACTCGAAGTAGTTGTTGACGCAGGTGCTGCACGTGGTAGTGTTGTGGTATCAGGAAGAACCGCTACGAGAAGGAGATGACGGGATGACACCCGAAGCACCCACTGCCCCGGCCGAGCTGGACGAAACCAACGCAAAGTGGCTGGACGTTTACAACCTGGTCAGCGCGAAGATATCGGAGCTGGAAGAGGTTAAGAAGAGGGCGCGGGACCATCTGGTCCAGTTCGCCGATGATCACGGCGCTGAGGCTCTGTTGCGCGACGGCCAGCCGGCGGCGACGGTTCGATTCAAGAGCACCACGCGGCTCGACACCGCCAAGATGAAGGCGTCCGAGCCCGAGGTGTACGAACGCTACGCCGTCCGCGGTGTGACCAAAGAACTAAGGGTGAAGTGATGGCACGACACGGCAACAAAGAGATCGTGACCGTAGCGATCGAGAAGTCAGTTCACGAACGACTGTCCCGTCTTCAGCGGCGACTGTCGATGCAGCTCGATGAGCGCGTGTCGCTGAGCCTTACGGTAGCGCTGCTGATGGCGGCGTACGAAGGACAGCAGGACGGTGAATGACATGGTACTGGACGAGGGCATCCGCCGGCTGTTGGAGCAGTGCGATAGGGAGGACCAGTGTTCCCCTACCGACAAGCACTACCTGCACACGTCGGAGATTCGACATCTTCTAGGAGCCGTCAACCTGTCGGAGTACGCAATTCTGACCAAGACGGCGGAAGAGGAGCTAGTGTGATGGCCCGGTTCAGCGGCCGACAAGGCAAAGGTAAGTCCCGCATTCTACGTGAGATTCGGCGGGAAGAGGCAGAGGCCCGGAACGACAGGACGTTGCCGGAGCGTCGCAAGTCGGCACGGAAGGCGGTGAAGTGATGGCGAGTTGTGCTGATCGTCCGTACGTGTACCTGACCAAGTCGTCGGGGCAGCAGGCGGAATTCGACGGCGGCGGTGTCCGGGACACCGAGACCGACAAGCCACGGTTCGATCTGATTCGACCGGTCAATGTGCCGTACGCGGATCAGATTCTCACCCGCTGGGCCGCGTTGATGGCTCGTGGCGCGGAGAAGTACGCCGCAAGGAACTGGGAGCATTTCAGCGACCGGACCGCACTCGACCGGGCGAAGTCCTCGGCGGCACGGCACTTTGAGCAGTGGTTCAACGGTGAGATCGACGAGGATCACGCGGCGGCAGTGTTCTTCAACGTCATGGCCGTCGAGTACGTTCGAGGTGTTTTGGACGGTCGCTGGCCGCCGTTGGGGGAGTCGTGACCGGCTTCGTTCAGCCCGGCCCGCGTGGTCGACTGCTGTGGTTGGCCGTGGATCTGGACGGTACGCTGGCCGAGCCTCTGTGGACGGCGGACAACCCGGTGTCGGACATCGGGGCACCCATCGTCGGTAACGTGACCAAGCTGGTCGAAGCGGTCGAAGCCGGCTACAAAGTGGTGGTGCACACCGCGCGTCCGTGGACCGACTATGAAGCTATCGAAGCGTGGCTGAACCACCACGGTATCCCGTGGAACAAGATCCAGCCGGGCAAGATCTTGGCTGCTCTGTACATCGACGATCGTGGGCGTCACTCGGACTGTGAAAGCTGGTTGCCGTGAATAACTGGCTGCGCAGTTGGTGCGAGACATTCATTATCAGTCTCTTTGAGCCCGATCTGTACCGAGACCTTACTCGGGCGTTCGATCTGGCCGAGTTCGAGGCAGTGGATCGACCGGAAGACGACCGTGGCGACCCCCGTACTGTGTAAAGACTGCCGGGCCGAGGGCATCGCTTCGGTCCGGCTAGTCAAAGCACCCGGTCCCCGCTGCGTTACGCACATGCGGGCCAAGAAGAAAGCCGACCGGCGCCGCGCCCACGGGTTATACGTCGAGCGCACATACGGCATCTCTTCGGACCGCTACTGGAAGCTGTACGACGAGCAAGGGGGCAAGTGCTTTATTTGCCAAAGAGCCACAGGAAGGTCGAAAAATCTTGCTGTCGATCATGACCATTCGTGTTGTCCCGAACTGCCGGCGTGTGGCAAATGCTGTCGGGCTCTCCTGTGCTCGCCGTGCAATCAACTCCTCGGGCAACTGCGAGACGACCCGCTTGCGGCTCTTCGTGTGATCGAGGTGCTGATCTGGCCGCCGGCACAGCGATACGGGTGGACCGGCTGGCCCCCCGCGATGGTCACGTTGGACCAGTTGGCGACGCTACTGGCCACGCACGTGCCCAAGCGGGGGTTGGAAGAGCGAATACCGTAGACGAGGCTGCGACTGCAGTCACGACGAGAGCCAGGCCCGCGGTCGGACCTGGCTCTCGTACTGTGCGGTTTTACCACCCGACGCGGGCGTAGTACATGCTAACGGCTGCGTCCTGGTACCACGAACCGGACGGCGGGTCACCCGGGTTGCAGTTGCCGTCCGAGATCCCAGGCTGTTTGATCCACAGGTCGGCGTCGTTGTGACGCCCGGTCAGGCTCGGCGGCGAAACCAGTGGTGGATAGCGATGTTGCACAGACACAGTTCGACTCCACCGGCGGGGTCCGCGTCGTTGACCCCGAAGCTGACACACCCAAGCGGACCGTGGTCAGCCCACGGGTGTCCACAGGTGCACGCTGCTACTTCGCTCATGACTCTCCCTCGATCAAGCTGTCATCGGTGCGTTCTAGGTCGAAGTGTTCGCACATGCACAAGCTGTATTGAACGCATCCGGTGTGGTCTCTGCTGTCCAGGAACCCGAAGCACCCCGACGCGTTGTGATCCAGTTGAATGTGTCCGCACCAGCACATGTCGTTCACGCTGTACGAGGCCATGCCAGCCTCCGCCCTAGGGTCATGGGTGTCACCAGGGCGTCGGGCAAGCCACTGGTCCAGTCCTGGCCTCCTGCTCGGCCGGCGAGTATCACGAGCTGGGGACAGAGGATCGTTCCTGGCAGTCCGAATACCGGTACCGGAGCTCCAAGCACCCGAAGAGTGTGCAGGCCGAGCGACAGGAAGTCGTAGCCGACCCCGATCAAGGCGACGGCCGCGGCCACGATGCGTCCACGCTGGACGTCTCCGACCCGGTCGTCGCTGTATGCCACCCGCCTGCCGTCCCGGTACGTAGCCAGGGGAACAGACCGCACTCCGCCGGGCCAAGCCTCAATTGCGGTGTCGTCGGGCCCTACGATGAACGTGTGGGTCCACGGTGAGCGGGTGAACATCGTCATCACACGCGACATCCGATCCTCGCCAGACGACACCCCGTAGCTTCCTGCCTTCGGTGCCATTACCGTCTCCCGTCAGCGCTTGACGAACGTACGGGTGGAGTTGGTGCCACGCCCCGCCCAACGGCCGACGGACGTCCAGCACTCTTTGCGGAGTGCTTCGGTCACCTGCTTGCACGCCCCCCGCAGGGTGTTGGACGTGAAGTAGTCGTGGTCTGTCCCCCACGAGAGACGGTAGGTCGCCCGCCACGTCACGGACATCCCTGCCTCCGGGGTGATGCTCACACTGAGTTCTTCCATAACCACAACCTACACTTCAATCGCTACTTGCGCAACCGGCATGCGTGGTGTACGTTCGCACCATGACCAACCAACCAGCAAGGGAATCCCTCGAAACCCGAATCGACCAGCTCGAAGAGCGGCTGCTTTCCTCACTGCTCCGACTCGCACGGTGCGAACGCGGACCGGCCACTGCGCTAGTCCTCGTAGGCATGTCCTTCGCGGTCACCGAGATCGGCCGACTCAATGACCAGCTCACGGTGAGGGCTGTCCGATGAAGGGGGCGAAGGCTAAACGACTGCTCGTCCGGAACTTCCAGGACGCAATGGCCACACTAGACAAAGCCCAGCAGCGTGCAGCCGAGCTGGACGCGGTGAGTCGTTCTGGCGAGTATGAGGACCAGGCGCTTCTCAGGCTGCACCACTCGCTGGTCCAGGTCGACTACGCTCGACAAGCCTTGGACATCGCGGAGTTTGATGAACTGTTCGACTTCGAGATCGGGCACGTTCTGGACCAACACCCGTCTCCCAGACCGCTGAACGAGGCGGTCAAGCAAGTCGGTGACATGCTGGTGGCCCGAGGGTATTCTTTCCGAATAGAGTACTGACAAGACTTGCGGCGCGACGTCAACGCCACCCCGTCGGACCTCATTCACCCGGCCCGGGGATCGAAAGCGTGGTCATGACGGTAGTATTCCTTTCCTACCAAGCCATTGCTGCGTCGCCCGCTCTAAACCAACCAGACAAAGGAAACACGTTATGAGCAGCGCACCCGTCACCGAAAGCCGGAAGGCAGATCAGTTGGCCGCCGAGCGTCGTCGCGATGCCGCCCGCCGACTCCGGAAGCACCGCGAAGAACTCCTCGACTACGACCCTTCGGACATGCCGTCGCTATCCGCGCGCCGTGCCCTGGCCAAGATGCACCGGGGTGGCGGGTACACCACACAAGAGGTGCGAGACTTCAGCCAGAGCGACCGGCCGGCCGACATCCTGAAACAACTGCTGGCTCGAAAACTCGTCAAGACCACCGGTACTGGCGAGGACAAACGGTGGTCGCTGACAGTCGCAGGGCTTCAGCGGGCCGACACGCTACGGGCCGCGGGGTTCAACGACTTTCGGCCTCCGAAGCCAGCGTCGAGGCTGTCTCCTGAAGATGGCAACCAAGCCCCGTCTCGGAAATCGCGCAGGGGTGAGCCGGTGCCTGTGTTGTCCCGTGTGGCCCTCCGGCTGTTCTTGGAGGGTGCCCCCGCGAACAAGTACCTCACACCCACACAGCAGCGGCTGCTTCTGGCGGTGGCCAGCGAGCCGGGCGGTCTTATCGAGGAAAAGCCGAATCAGCGAACTGCGGACGCGCTAGTCCGGTACGGATTGGCCGAACGGACGTCGGCCGGGTTTGTGATCACAAATGCGGGCTACGCGGCCGTTACACAGCTTGGCGGCCTTCCGGAACCCGCACTCTAATCACAACCGCTTGAGCCCGCTCCAGCCGTCGGCGTCTATGACGAACGTCAGCAGGGCGGGCTCACTGGTTTCCCCACTGCGGTGCCGGTACCAGTCCGAACCGTTGTCCAAAGTCGGGGCCTGAATCAGCCATTTGGATCGGCCGGTGTGCGCGGACTTCCCGGTCTCTTGGATGCGCAGGTGGTGGAAGTGCCCGGTCAACAGGATGTCGGCATCCGCCGCTGGCTGACCTCCGTGCACCTGTTTCGCCCACCACAACGCCAAACCTTCTGGCCGGTTGACTTGGTGTCCGTGGGCGATGGACAGGATCGTTCCGTTGACGTCCAGCGCGAGGGTCTCCTCCCACTCGCCGGGCAGGACAAACGACACGTGACCGAATGCGGCAGGGTTGAGAGCGAACGCGTCGGCCACAGCCACCAGGGTTTCGATGCCGAAGTCGTCTAGTGGTTTTCCCAGCGAGCCTTTTCCGCGACGCCAAGCACCGTGGTTGGACGGCACCCCGGCCACCACCACCTTCGAGTGGGTCTTGGCAAGACGCATAGCGCACTCAGTGAACAACCTGCGGGCCAACCGGATCTGTTCGGGAAGGCTGAGGTCGTTGGTGAACATCTGGCTGGACGTGTTTTCGAAGTTCTCGATACAGTCGCCGACGTCCACTAGGTAGGCGGTGTCCGCTTTGACTGTGCGGGCGTGCTTTTCCAGAGAGTCTATCTTATCCATGACTCGACTGACCAGTGTCTCGCTGTCCCCCAGCGACCCAACTTTACCGACCTGAAGATCTGCCCAGGCCACGACGAGGGCCTTGTCGGTCCCTGCGGTTTTCGGGGGTGTGGTGCGTTTGACGGCGCGGGCCGCCTTCACCAGGCCGTCCACGTCGAGCCCACTACACACCGCCCGGTCGGAGATCGAGAACCGGCAGTAGCTGAATTCGCCCTCTCGCCCCCAGTACCGGACCTGGGTCAGCTTTACTTCGCGTTCCAGCGGTACGTCCAGCCCGGTGACGCGGGTAATAGCTTCGCGCCACGCCACCTCGTTCTCGGGAACTTCGGTGAGCTGCACCGTCACCTCGACCGAGCCGTCGGGCTCGTACCGTACACCCGGCTCAAAGCCCTTGGGTGGCGCGATGCGATCCCGTCGGGCATCGGGTGCCCTGGACCCGGCCAGCCGATCGGAGAGGGCCATCAGGCGTCGTTCCGGGCGCAGGAACAGTCACCGCGACGGTGGTACCTTAGGGTGTAGTTCGAGATGTCGAACCCCTCGTCCTGTAGGGCCCGGGCGATGTCGGAAGACGAGTACAGCGGATCGGCCAGCGCGTCGAGCAGGGCGTCCTTATCCAGAACCGGCATCGTTTGCAGGAGTTTTCCTACTCCACAGTAACGGGCCCGTGTTCGTCTTCGAGATTCGGAAAGAGCATCAGCGAGAGACATGGGGGTTGTCCTCCGGCGTAGCCGTTCTCGGTGTCCTATGTGGAAGGTACCACGTACCGGGCTAGTTGTGTGGGTAGACCTAGTCAGAGACCACCCGATCCGGTTTGACGCTACCTGCTCGTTGGGCGTACTCGATCGCAAACGCCACCGCGCTCTGAAGCTCCGCGGCCCCGATGGCTACGAAGAACCCGAACGTGACCCAACTCGTAGCTGCGGATATAGCAACGTGAGCCGTGGTGAGCCGACGGAACGCCGTGAATATGAACGTGGCGGCCAACACCAAAGACTGGATCATCAGGCTCTTACCTATGCGGTTCCGCCACCACCGAGCCGTAGCCCAGTACACAGCGATGAAGCCCACGGCAGAGGAGGCGGCGAAGAGTATGGCGAGATCAATAGCGAGGTTCATGGCCCTGTCCGCCCGACTGGTTGCTTGGGTCAAAAAATCCGAGTGCGACCCCCCGTGCGTAACGATACATCTGACTCAGCGTTGTGCTCCAGTGCTGCTCGTGTAGCCGCTATCTTCCGCTGTCGGGAGTATTCGACCAGAAAGGACACGGACCTCTGGGCATCCGCGATGCCAAACAGGGCAAACAGGGCTATAGAGGGCGCCACGGGGTATCCGGACGTGCCGACGTCCGGACTGATGAAGAAGTGGCCGATGGCGAGACCCACGAAGATCCAGGTCTGCATGATGGACTTGACCATCAACCCGCGTCCGATGAGGTTGTGCCACCACTTGGACGACCAACCATAGATCACTACGAAGCTGAGGGACGCTGCCGCGGAGAAGACGATGGCTGCGTCTAGCAGTACAGTAGGTGTCATCGCGGTTCGCTTTCTCGGTACCCCCGGAATGTCAGCAGAACACTGTCGTATATGTGGTTTTCTTTGCGGAGTTTTTCAATCTTCCGAAGTTGCTCTTCGAGGGTTATTTCCAGCTTGAGGGTTCGTGTCAGGCGATCCCCCGCCGCCTTTTTGGCCGCGTTGGCTCGGACCGCAGACCCCCACCGCGGGAACATCACTTGCGCCCCTCCTTCCACAACCCGGAGTGGACAAGTTCGGCCACCGCGCTGGCAACCTTCTTGTCTATCTCCTTTGAAGCGTCGTACCGGTCGATGATGCGCTGCTGGGCGAGGGTGTTTTCCCGCTCCCGTTCGAAGGCAGCTTTCCAACTGCCCGGTACGAGTTGGCCCAGCACGACGGCGGAGAGCAGCCCGAGGAAGCCCGAAGTGCTTATCCCCAGGAATGTTACCAACAGTGCCTCCACCGGTCGATTCCTCCGCTACTGCTTGGCGAGTGCGTTGAGCTTGCGAGACAACGCCTTGATGACGGAGCGGTCGTTGTTGTCAACTGCCCCTATCGTACACGTTACCGTCTCGATACCCGATTGGTCGACCGAGATGTCCAGTTCGTACACGCGTAGGCTCACATCGATGTTCAGCCGACCTCGGCGTAGGGTCCATCGCACGATGTCGTTCACCCAGATGTGACCCGGCCCACCCCACGCACCCGGCGCCATGGTGATGGACCAGGCGGTCTGTACCCGGTCCCCGTATCGCTGCAGGAAGTAGTCCGCAGCGCTCTGCACGGATGCGCTGTCGACCAGTACGGGGTCACCTATGGCCGTTTCCCAGCGGCCCTCGGGCCGCACAGCGATGTCCGACACACTCTCCGAAATGGGCTGCGGTACGAATGAGGAGTTGGTGATCGTCCCGCCACTCATGTAGATGCCGTTGAAGTACGCTCCGGAGTCCGTCACACCCGAGGCTGCGGTGACGTTGCCGCCGTAGCTCAACACCGCCCCGCGGTACACGCCTGAGTGTCCTGGCGTGATGGACGCCTGCAAGAGGGTGTTCAGGAACCAATCGAACCCGTTGCTCATCGCGATCATGGATTTTATGGCCGCCCACACCGAAGACCCCACGGGGAACGTGATGTTCCGCAACACGCCGGTGGCGGACCAGCTAGGCACTGTCCGGATGCCCATATCGCCGTTGGATGCGTCGATGGCGTAGTTCAAGAGGGCCAACACTATGTCAGCCTGGTCCGCACCGGCGAACACCATGTTGCCGACCGCGTCTTGATGCGCAGCGGGTGCACCTTCGAGCAGGAGCAACCGACGATCCAACACACCCTCGTAGCTGGTGGCCGTTACATTCACGTCGTATTTAGTGGCCTCTAGGTCGTCTGTGGCGTTGGTGATTCGGCCGCGGAACAGTGGCACGCCGTTTCGGGACACCCAGGTGTCCGTGGCCAGGTCCAGCGGCTGACCGTTGGCAAGCGGGGCGAGGTTCTGGGCATCGGCCGAGTCACCGTTGATGGTGTATGTGGCGGTGGACACGTCGTTGAGCACTATCTTCAGTGACCGTGCCGAAATCGTGGCCAGCTCCCAGTTCGGCTTACCGCCCGCGAACCCGCCTACCGCCCATGACCACACCGGGATCGCGGGCTGCGATTCCGGTTGGTTGATCTGGCTGAGGAATGCGGTCATGGTGCGGTTACTTAACCTTGACGAATTCCAGGTTGATAACCGTAGAGGGTGACGTGGCGGAGCCCACGGTTCCGACTTCTACCGTGGTTCCGGCCGGCAGGTAAAGGGACTGCGAACAGGTAGGGTAAGCGTAGGTGCCGAGATGGGCGGGCATCAAGCCGATCAGCGCTTGGGGTGTGACGATGGGTTGGTCACCGGCGAACCCTGTGGTGGTCCACAGTTGAAATTCGCCACCTGCTGGTACGGCGGTCGCCGGGGTTCCCAGCAGGCTCACTGTATATATGCCTTCGTCGACTATGGTGAACGAGGCACCCGATGTGTATGTGATGTGCGTGCTGGCCGAGTACCCGGAGTACAGCGCCCATCCGGTCACCGCCGCGCTCACCGCCGTGGGCGTCACCGTGGCTTGGTAGCTGGCGAAGTCGTTGGTGGAGGTATCGATGCGGGAGTCCAGGTCGTCCAGTGCGTTGTTGAGCGCCACCCCCCATCCGACACTGCCCAAAACCGGGTCGAGTGAGTACGCCATCAGAATCCTCCGTATGTAAGGGTGCCGTACGTTTTAGAACCGTATCCGAAGTCTAGTCCGTAAGGACCAACACCGAAGACGCCCCCACCATACCCGTCGAGGGACGAACCGGCCCCTCCACGTGCTACCACGGTCAGTGTCGTGAGGTTGAACTGCACAGGCTCACGGCGTTGGGTTTGCCACACCGACCCGTTGTTCGATGTCTCCCAGGTGATGTACGCGCCCACATTGCAGATACGCCACCAACGGTGTGCTACCGGGTCGTATGTGATGGTAGTGGATGTGGGGTCACCACCCACTACTTGGATGAGTGTGAGAGCCCCGAGGGAGGCCGAGAACCCGAGGACATTTATCTCCTCCATTACGGAGATAGAGAAGAACCCATTGCCCGAACTCGGGACCACCACCCTTGCGCACAGGCAAGACTCCGTTAGGTCGTAGTCGTCGATGCTCGATATGCCCGACAAAGCGTTTGTCTCGGGGAAGCCAAGACCCTCGGGCATCAACTGGGTGGACAGCCCGTTTAGCGAGTTCCACTTTGACGGGTCCAAGTTAGACCCGTCAAATGTGTCCATCAACTCAGACATTTTGGTCATGGCACTAGCTCGAAACCCAGGTAGCGGTGAGCGCGTTGCCCATGGCACAGGCCGACGCACCGACGGTCTGGACGATGTTGACCCCGGACCCGCTGTTCTGGAAGTAATCCAATCTGAGTGTGTCGCCTGTGGCCAGTCGGACGCGTTTGCACGCTGTGACCAGGGTCTCGTTGGCGTTGGCCGCCAGAACGTTGTAACCCAAGACGGTCTTGGTGTTGTCCGACCCCGAGCCGGCCACGTTTTTCTGCACCTTACCCGACCGTACCCCGGTGGCGTTGGCCGCCCAGTTGGACTCCACCTCGATCAGCCAGAGCCCGGGGCGGCGGACGGTGATGATGTAGGGCGTGCCTGCGGACCACATCGCGCCTAGTGGATCGGTGTCCCAGTCCACACCCTGGAAAGTGAGAACCGTGTCTGTGTTGTTGGGGATGGTGTTACCGGACGACGCGGTGAATCGGGCGCACACTGACGGCCGGCCGGCGGAGATGCCGACGAACTGGTTCTGGTTCGTGATGTTGGCGTTCAACACACTGCCCTGACCGACGGCGATGGAGACCGTACCGAGGGTGAATGAGCTGGCGGGTGCTGCGGGTTCACCCGATCCGGTGTCTTCTAGCAGGTGGAAGCGCCAGCCGTAGAGACTGCCCGCGGCCTGTTTGTCCAAGATCTCGGCCACTACTCGGTGCGTCCGGGTGGCTCCCGATCCCGGGGCTGAAGGGGTGGTGAGGTTTACCACACCGGTGGTTCGGGTGAGGAATGTACCCTGCTCGGTGCTGGTGGTCCCGACAACCGCACATCGTCCGGCCGAGATGTCCACTGAGAAGTTCGCGCCGGCGCCGCGCTGGGTCATCTGGAAGTCCGCGGGCGTGAGTGGTCCGCCGACGGGGAACAGCGTGCTGAGCAACTCCCGATCGTCTTGAGCTGCGTAGTTGATCGCCGCGTCGCCGCCGGTGGCCTGAAGCCACTGTGGGTATTTGATCATGTTTGGCTGCGACGCATCATAGCTGTTGGCGAAGGTGTCGGCCATTTCGTGTTCTCCTTACGCCCACGCCGACGCGAAGTCGAAGTAGCAGATTGCGTTGGTATCCGACGACTGTGCGGTCACGGATATGGTGTTGTCGGTGTTGGCGGCGAGTGTCCACCACGAGCTGACTGTAAAGTCCATGCTGCTAAACACGCTTTGCGTCGGGTCGTTGTCCATCAACACCGTCTTGGCTCGACTGTCCACCTGGACGAAGTGACCTTCCGGGATGTTCAAATCCAGCTTCGTCACACCACCGGTGGTCAGGTTGTTGATACGTATGTTGGTGGCTTGACCCCAGAACTTTGCCACCCAACCCCACGGTGCGTTGCCGGCGTTGGTCGCAGTGGCTTCGTTGGGCTGCGTTCCCGGGACGTACGACCACGGGTACGACTTCTGGTACGACCGGCCGGTGGCGTTGGCTGCGGTGGGCTGGATGGACAGCTCGGTGGCCAACGACAGCATGACGCCCTCAGGCACCACCCACCCGACGGAGGCTTCTAGGAACGATACGTGTTTGGATGCGACCACGCAGCTGGCTGGCGTACCTCGCATCGTCAGCACCCGTTGCTGCCCCCACCCGTCGCATTGCACCAACAATTGCGGTCGGTGACTGGGCAGGCACATTGTGCGCAGGGTCTCGAACAGTTGGTGCTTCGTCACACCTGGGGTGTCGTGGATGGAGCACTCCAGCTTGACGACCCGAGACCCGAAAAACGTGGTGAAGTCCTGGGTGCCGTCTTGATCCACGTCGTCGCTGACTACCTCCCGAGGCGTCGGAAAACCCAGGTCGTAGGACCGCACAACCACACCAGGCACCGCGCGGTTGGTACTGGCCACGGTTAGGGGCAGCGATATGTTGCCATCTACGAGCGTCATCGTCGTTGTCATTGTGGGACGAAGACCCCGCTTCCCTGGCTCTTGACGTTGACTTTGACCGGCCGGTCGTTGTTGGCCAGCGACAGTGCCTGTGCCAGCCTAGCTATAGTGTAGTCGTCCAGACGCATCGGCTTGTTGGCCGCCGCCGCTGCGGCCTGGGCTTTGTACGCTTCGCGTTCCGGGCCGGTGAGCACGGCTTCTGTCTTGCCGCTGGTGTTGATGCCCAGTGTGCCGCTCTTCCAGTCCCCGCCCGTGTCGTACCAGTTGAATTGACGCTCGTGGGCTGCGGCGGCGATCGGATCACCGTAGCGCTGGGCCTCGTACTTGGCCATGTATTCGGATTGGAGCAGTGGGTCTGACGTCTTCGGGCCGAAGTTGGCCCAGGTCGAGTCGAGGAACTGGGCCATGCCATACGCAGTGCTGGTCGGGTTTTGGGCCGTGTTGTTGTAGCCGGCCTCGCGGGTCTCCACATAGTCCTGGGCTGCCCATTCTGGTCCGCTGCCCCAGCCGTACTTGGCGAACACCGACTGCATGAGGGCCTTGTTGGCCGCCGCCCCACCAGACACCCCGGACAGCGGTGCGGTGGAAGGGTCACCTCCCGGCATGAACGCACCGAAGTCGACCGGGATCGGCGTTTGGGTTTGTCCCGCGGCTGGTGCGGATCCGAACGGAAGCTTGGACTTGGGCGCGATACCGAACGCAGCCAGCGAATTGGACACGCCTTGACCGAGCGCTTGCATCGTGGCCAGCTTGAAGTTGGCTCCGAACAACGCGCGGGCATCCGCCGTAGAGGTGCCCGACCCCAGACCACCAGCGCCGTACGCACCGCCGAGCGCGGCTCCTCCACCCCCACCGTTGGCCGTGAACGAGCCGCCGATGTTGGGTAGGTACCACTGCTGTTGGAAGGCGTCCACCGACTGGGCCGCCGAACCGACCTTGATGCCGGCGGCGGTCGATCGTGCTTCGAAGCCCAGGCCGGCGAGGTTGCCCGCCATGTGTGTAGCGGGGTTGACACCGATGGTGAACGTGCCGTGGCCCGGTTTGAACCCCAGCGAAGCGAAGTCGCTGTGCGTGGTGAAATACCGCTTGTTCAGCGGCAACCCGAGCAGCGCGGCGTAGACGTCTCCGGCCAGCCCAGAACAGTCGAATGAGTTCGGGCCGACGGCACCCCACACGTACGGATCGTGAGCAGCGCCTTGGATGACGGAGTTCGCGCTCTGGATCGCTCCACCGGTGGCGTACCCCCGGATGATTTGACGGAGCTTGTAGACCCCGGCGTGACCGCCCGCTTTCTGGACCTCGTCGGCGGTGAGCATGTGTTCGCCCGCCGAGGCCATAATCGGAACCCGGTCGTCGGTCGGACCACCCGGACCGTTGATCGGACCACCGGTGGCAAAACTAGACCCGATAGGACCGGGGACGTTTCCGAAACTGCCGGGTGTCTTGGCCGCGAGTATCTGGTTGCCCGTGAATCCAAGGCCGTGCGGGTCGATACCCATCGACTGGGCCTGGGAGATCAAGGCGTTGAGGTTCAAACTGGGGGTTCCGACGATGGAGAATCCGACGGCCGCGCCGTTCACCCCAGGCAGCTCGCCGGACACGCCGAACAGCCGGTCCGCCACGGATTTGACCTGGTCGTGGGTGAATCCGGCTTTCTCACCCACCTTTTGGAAGTCAGCTTCGGTGATCGGCGTGTTGTCGTGATTTTTAACCCAAGCGTCGAACAGGTTGGTCACCGCGGTCGTGGTGATGTCTGTCGCGCTCGACTGGTTGTTCTGGGCGGTGCGAACCGCGATCGAATCCGCGTTGAGCTGGCGGTACGCGTTGTGCAGATCGGGGGACTGCATCAGGATGTTGTGGTTGGCGTCCGCCACGGCCTGGGCCTGCTGACCCTGGTTGTAGAGTGCGTCGTTCACGGCCTGCTGTGCTGCCACCACGGTCGGTGCGTTGTTGACACCCAGAGCCGTAGCCTGGGCCTCCTGGGTGGCCAGCTTCGAGCTGTTGTTCAGGGTGTCGTTGTACGAGTTCTTGGCCTCGTCCAACGCCAGCAGTGCCTTGTACTGGACTTCGTTGGCGTATGTGACCCCACCGGTCAGATTGATATCCTGAATCTTCAAGTTGCTGTTCTGGAGCCCGAGCGCGTTCACCGCGTTCTGGGCGTCGATCAGCTTCAGCTTCGACTCGGCCTCGGTGTCGGCTTGGTCCTTTGTCTGGAGCGCCAGGTCCTTCAGCGTCTGAATGGCGTCTTTGCGAGTCTGGGTGAGGTTCCGCTGGGCGAGGCCAGCGGCAATGTCGCCTTCCAACTGGCTGTGTACCGCGCTGGCCAGCCCGCGCTGGGCCTGAGCCTGGCTATTCAGGGCCTGAGCCACCAGACCGGTCCCAGGTGCCGACGCTTGGTTCAGTGTGTCCTGGGCGTCTGCTATGGCCTGCGCCTGCGACGCGATGGTGATCTGAGCGGTGGACGCCGCGTTGGACATGGCCGAGTCGTAGGCGATGGTGTTGCGGATCTGGTTTTCGATCGGCGCGGCAGCGGCGGCGAAATCAGAGTTGACCTTTTCCTGGGATGCGGCCAACCCCTCGGCCAGCGACGCCGACTGGGACAGGCCGCTCTGGAGCCCGGCGTACATCGCGTTGGCGCCAGCCGTGTCGACGGTGACCTGTTCGGTGTTCCGCGCCACACCGGCGATCGATGTGGCGAGCTGGCCGTTGGCGTTGGTCACCCTGTCGGCGACAATCGCTTCGGCCAGTTGCATCTGGTTGAGCGTGCCGATGGCGTACGCGGCCTCGGCGGTTCGGGCTTGCGTGGTGTACGTCGCGGTGTTCAGTGTCTGGAGGTTGTCCGCGAACGCAGCCGTGCCACCCTGGCCCGAATCGATCATGTCGTTGAACGACTTCTGGGCTTTAGTGATCGTGTTGGTGTAGTCACCAGACTGGAGTAGCTGGCGGTTCGAATCGGCCAGCGCTTGCGCCGACCCCTGAGTCAGGTGTGTGCTGATCGAGATGGCCGCCGCGCGGAGCGTCTCGGCGTTTTTGGCGTCCTCGGTGGCCTGCCGCTGACTCTTGAGTGCGTCTCGCAGGGCGTTTTCTTGGTCGACCTGGGTTTTCTGGGTTGCGGTGAGGCTGGCGTAGGCCGTGTCTCCGCGGTTCACCGCGTCGGTCAGATCGTTGACTGTACTGACCTGTTGGCGTTGACCAGCGGCGCGACCGCGGTCGGCGGATTGGGTCGCGGTGGAACCCAGCTTGTCCAGGGCTTTCTGTGTGTTGTCGGCCAGGTCGGCCAATCCGGCAGACCCCTTGTCGATGGCGGTGAAAACATCTTGCAGCGGGATCTTCGCGGCGGTGGCGTTGGCCACCAGATCCTTGTATTGTGCGTTGTTCGCGGCGAACGTGGCCGCCGACGAACCCCCCGCTTGGTTGAGCTGCTCGATCTGGGTGGTGAGTGTCGCCGCAGCGGTAGACGCAGTGGTCGCTCCACCGCCCACGAACCCGATGGCTGTGGCTACTGCTGTGATGCCGAGTACAGCCCAGCCGATCGGACCGATGCTGGCCCAGAGCCCCTTGGCGGCTACAGACGCGGCGTCCTCGGCGGCGGTGACTTCCAGTTCGGCCGCAACCACGCCTTGATCGGCGGCGATCTGGGCCATCTTGGCTGCGGCCAGCTCTCGGACATTGGCAGCAGAAGAGTTGAGCGTTAGGTTGGCGCCGGCTTGAGCCACGCGATTCGCAGCGAGTTCGGCATTGGTCCCGGCGATCTGGAGCTTGTACGCTGCTAGCTCGTCGGCATTAGCGGCCACGGCCAGCTTGTTTTCTTGCACGGACTTGGTGCCCAGGCCGAACGCCGCGCCCAATTTGTCCCAGGACGCCTCGGTCATCAGCGCCTTCAGCCCGACCCACGACCCGGTGAGGGCTTTGGACGCAAGGGCGAGTGCACCGAGACCCAGCACCAGCGGCGCGATGCCGGGGATGTTCATGACGTCGGCGACGCCCTTGAGCGCAGGCGCCAGACCGGCCAGCAGGGCGTTGGCCACTTCGAGAGCGGCGTTGGCCAGCGGAGCGAGGGTCGACAGAAGCGACCCCACCTCGGGCAGCAGTGTCTGTACCAGATTAGAGACCTGACGGATGCCTTCGGTGGCCGCGCCGACGTTGATGTTCTGGAAGAACCCGCCGATACCGCGTTCCAGGGCCACAAAACCCTGACCCGCGGCGTCTGCCAACGGACCCAGGGTGGCCAGGATCGAACCGGACTTCTGAACACCCTCCTGTGTCGCGGTGACCAACCCGGACGACATGGATTTGATCAAGGGCCCTGTTGCGTTGGCCGCCTGTTGGAACGCCGGCACCAGGCCGGACACCGCCAGGCTAGCTTGGTTGGAAATCGACGTGAACACCGGAACCAGCGGTTGGAAGCCTTGGGTTAGCGCGCTCTTGGCCGCAAGGGTCATCCCGCTGAACGCGGCGTCCACTTGGGCGTTGGCGTGTTCGGCGAAAGCCCCGATAGCGGTGAACGCCACGGGGATCGCAGCCAGTGCGGTGCCCGCCATCGGGCCGGCCGCCAGTGACGCGGCTCCCAGTATTACCCCAGGGCCGGCCCTCTGACCACCTGGGAGCGCACCCGAGAATGAGCCAGGCCCCTGGAACCGAGAACTGCCCGAACCCCCACCGCCGGTACTGGGAAGCCGCGGGATACCGCCCCCCCCCCCCCCCCCACCGCCGCCCCCACCGACCCGGACACCGCCGAGCGACAGGTCTGCCTTGGCTTTCAGCTTGTCGAGCTGGGCGTTGGCGGATGCGATGTCCGCATCGAACCGCTTCTTGTCCAATGACAACACGATGGTCGCCGAACGCTTCTCGTTGACCAGTTTGTCGATGTCGGTTCGGGCCCGTGCGATGTCGGCACCGATCGTGACCGATGCGCTAACCCGAGCTAGTTCTGCCTTGATCTTGTCTTGGATGTCGCGAGAGAATGCGGGGGTCAGATCCCCGGTGATGCGCACCGACGCGGTGACATCCGCGAGCGCGGCCGAGATTTTGGTCTGAACGATCCGGGAGAAGTCGTCTGCGAGTTCGGGTGTGATCTCCGCACTGAGTTGGTACTCGGACATCACACCTCCTCGTTCTCGATCGACAACAGGTCGGGCTCGTCTATCTCACCGTTAGAATGGCTTCGCACGTAGTAATTATTCAACAGTCGCAGCTCGTTGAGCGTGGCCACCTGAAGAATCTCGGTCATGTCCGACCGTCGATCGCCGGCGAGTCCGCGGCGGGACAGTGCCGCGTCACTCGGCAGGTACCGAAGCCACACCATGACTTGCCGCTGCGTGATGGTGCGTGGGCTGGAGTACAACCCTCGGAGATCCACATCGAGATACCTCCGAAGGTCGTATTCTAGGCAACCGATCAGGTTGTTGTCCTTGAGGATGTGGCGCAGCCTCAAGAACTCTTCGATTTTCCCCCCGCTGCCGCCGCCGATGCGTTCAGGATCGAGAGCAGGTCTTTCAGCGTCCGCTTCTTGACGATGCGGCCACCGTCGCCGTCGTCCGTGGTCTTGAACTGTGCGTACTGCGCGACCCCGAGGATGGATTGCACCATGGTGACCAACTTGCCCGACTCCTGGGCTTCGTAGATGTCGAGGTCCCAGTCGTCGACCAACGGAACCCAGTAGGTGTCGCCGTCGAACACGAACGACACACCTGTGTGCTGGACTTCAGCGATGATCGCGGCCTCGGCCTGCCCTTTCGCCTCGTCCATCGTCACCAGCGGCTTCGCGGTGTTCTCGGCCTCTGCCCGCTCGGCCCGGCGTCGGGCAACCTCGTCCGGGATGTCCAGGACGTTGTCGCCCGGGTTGCCGATGTGGGCAACCGGGATGCCGAAGTCGAACCGGGTGTTCAGTTCGGTGGAGATGTCGGTGGGCACGGTTAGACTCCTCAGTCCGTGTTCAGGGTCTCGGCGAACGCGGTGCCGATGGTGTGGATGTGGTAGGGCGCCGGCGAGATGGACGAGTCCACGACCTCGACGTTCAGCTCCAGCGGGACACTGAGGCCCTTCGCGCCCTTCTGGAACATGAGCGACACAGCGCCGGTGTTCAGCGCTCGGTAGATCACGACGGCGAAGTTGCCTTCCTGGCTGACCAGGAGGTACTGGTTGCGGACCTCACTGCCCGGGGCCGGGGGTGTCAGTGTGGCCGTGGTCGACGGGCCCGGAGGCTGGTTGACGGACGTGGTGGGCGCGTTCAGAGACAACCGCAGGTTGGTCAGGTTGGCCTGCTTGAGGCTCGCCTTCAGCACAGCCGCACGACCGACCAGCGGGTAGGCCACCGGGTCGTAGGATTCCGCCGCGTCGTCCTCTTCGGTCTTGATCGTGAAGGTGAGGTCGTACCCACCGTCCGTCCAGCCGAGGGGCAGCCACGCGACGTTGCCGGGAACGTTGGTGGGCGCGGTACCCACGGTGAAGGCAGACGCGGTGCCGGCCGGGACATACGCACTGGTGACGGTACCCAGGGGGGCCGTCCACACAGCTGAGACGCCATAGTGGCGCCTGTTGCTGTGGTAGCTCTGGACCACGGACATGCTCAGCTCCTTGACAGGTTTTCGATGTTGTAAACCATGGCAAGGATCATCGTGGTCCGAGCCAAGCCATCTTTTTCATCCCTCAACGCGCGAGGCGCCGAGAAAACTGTGACTCCCGACAAGTTCACCGGCCGACGTGCGGTGTTGCCCACCTTGATGGGCAGGTGCCCGTAGCTACCGGAGAAGAACGTGGCGTTGTAGATCTCCTCGGCGATGGAGTTGGTCTCTCCGAGTTTACCCGGTGCACCCCAGGCGTCCACCTGGACGTACGAGTTTCGCACCGAGTCGTACGGATCTGTCCGTCCAGCCATGGACGACACCTGCAAGAATACGACACCGCGCCATTTGTTGACGGGTAGCCTGTTCCCGGAGATCTCTCCAACCAGCGGGAGGTTTAGGGTGCCCAGCCACGCGGCGGCAACCAGCTCGGGGCCCGGGGTGTAGACCGTCATCGGCGCTCACCCATTTGACTGACCAGGGCGGGGAGCATGAACGGACGTGGACGCATTCGACTCGTACCGAACTCCACGAACGGTCCGTAGAAGACCTCACCGTCGGCACCCGTACGGGATGCGTCGTTGGTGACGGTCAAGGTTCCGGTGGCGTCGTCAACATCCGAGGAGGTGCTGGACTCCAGCAAGCCGGTGCGGTTGGCGTATTCGTGGGTCATCATGGCGGTTTCGATGTCGGCACCGAGTCGTCGCATCGCGGGGAGGACAGCGCGGATAGCCGCTTCCTCAACACCGGGCAGCGCCCGAACTGACACCTTCAACGTCGCCATCCCTCACCGGGTCTAGTGCGTACACCTGGATGATACCGCACGTCCGGTCAGAAGCGGGTCTTGATGTGTGACCAAACCTTCAACTTACGTTTCACCGACTTGGGCCAGTCCGCCAAGGTGGCCATCACAGGGTAGGCCAAGCCCTCAGTGTCCGATTCGTCCGCGTTGGTCTGACGGTTGGCCGGGGACTCCGGATACAACATGATCATGGCCATCTCGGCGTTGATCCGCTGCAAGTCGATCGGGATGGTCGCGAAACCGCCGGTGTAGCTGACCGTGGCGGTGTTCAGTGTGAGCGGCACCGTTGGCGCCCCGGTGTACGCCACGAAGTTGCCGGTACCGACGTAGCCGCCGTAGCCGCCGCCGGCCAGGGCACCGAACCCGGTGGCCACGTCGTTGTTCTGCGGGCCCACGTAGATTCCGATGCCGTCGTCGGTGAGTGCCCCAGCTGGCGCGGTGACCGCGGTGACCGGATATCGGCTGGGAAACACGCGGTAGCCGTCCAGGATTTCCAGGGTCTCGGTGACGGCGGCCTGCTCGAAAAACCGACCAGTCAACCGCTCGATTTCTGCCTGGGCGTCGGCGAGGGTCTGCACCACATCGGCGTCATAGGTGATCAGGTCGCCTGTCATCCGGCGGTACGCGGCCAGTGTGCAGATGGTCACGACGGCCTCGTCTCGCGGGGATCCGGCATCCTGTGGTCCGAGTGTTCGGGAGCGGTGAGCTTGGACTCCAGCCGACTGATCCTCTGGGCCAAGGTGAAGACGTACGCATCGAGCTTGGTCATCCGGCGGGACACCACCACCACGTAGTTCTCGATCGCTCGAAGACGGTTCTCCAAGATGGGTGGCTGCTCCAGCAGACGGTCGAACTTGGGTTCGGGCTCCGGGGGTCCGAACGGCTGCGTCATCGTGCGCTCCTCGCGGTCGTCACAAGAATAGCCCGTCCGGGTCTTGACGGACACAGCACGGCTCGGTGCACGGTTCGTCCGTCGGGTTTTCAGTCGGCACTGTGAACACCGCGATGACTGGTCCGGGACGCGCGGCGAGCTGTTCCTCACGGGTCAGCTCGGGCTTGGTCTCGTGGAATCTCATGCGCCCTCCGAAGTGGGTGCGGGGGCCTCCTCGAACCGAAGGCCCTCGCACCGCATCACTGTCGGTAGCGGATCAACTCGTGGTTGCGACCACCAGGAGGTCTGGCCTGGGGCAGGCTAGCGCTACGCGCTCCTCACAACGGAGCAGCACCTTGTTGGTGGCCGCGTAGTCCTGGTGCTGCTCGAAGACCTGCACCGACGGCGCCTCGCGGTCGAACAGCCAGCCGGCCTGCTTCCAGTTGCCGACGATGTTCTGGTTGGCCACGGCCGAATTGCTGATCACCGTGGGCAGACCCCACACGTACTGGCTGGGGGTGCTGGTGTACGCGTCCGTGTCGAACACACCGCCACCCGCTGCGTTGGAACCACCCGCGACACGGTGGCTGACCATCGCGTAGTAGGTGGTCGGGTTCATGACGATGCCGTCCGGCTCGCCGTCGGCCAGAACGACCTTGGCGATCGCGTTGGCCAGCGTGATGGCGTATTCGCCGGCGCCCGCGGTGGACTGCGTCTGGACACCCGCGAAGTTGAGGAGGCCCTTCAGGTCCGGCGAGATGCCGTTACCGAACAGGATCTCCAGCTCTTCACGCAGCCGGATGCGGTACGTGAGGGCGTTGTTGATGTACGCAACCAGCGTCGACTCGTCCTGGATCGCCTGGTGGGTGATCGTGGTCAGGGCCGCGATGGTCCGGACCGGGGCCGTGTCGATCTGGGTCTCGTACAGCTGGTCCGGCTTGGTGGCCGACTCAGCGACAGTCGAGGCGCCCAGCTGGTTGGTGGCGGGGTTCAGCTCCCGCACGTACTCGTGGTTCGAGTTCGTGGTCGGGATAACGGTGAGCAGGTCCCGGATCGTCAGGCGACGCTGACGGGGCACCGGCCAGAACTTCGCCTTCGGGGGCAGCCAGTCGGAACCGATGCCGGAGGCCTCGACGACGTCGGCACGCAGTTCGATGCGGGGGGACGAACCGCGGCCGCCGCTGTCCAGCCACGAGCGGAACTCGGGGTTGGTCAGGGCCGAACGAGCCTGGGCGTACTCCATGGAGATACCCAGCTCACCGAGGCTACGGGTCTCGACGCCGCCGCGGGCGCCGGCCGGCATGGACCGGGTCTCGACGGGGGCTTCGGCCTTGGCGCGCAAACCGAGCTGCACATCCAGGGTCTCGACCTCGTTCTTGAACTCGACGATCGCCGTGTCGTAGGCGTCCGGGTTGTCCCGGCGGCTCTCGGACAGGGTGCTGTACTCGCCACGCATCTCGGCGGCGCGAGCACGAAGCTCGGTCTCCGACGCGTCGGCGTACCACTGAGCGTTCTTGGCAGACATGGTGTTGCCCTCCAGGGCGCGTTGGGGTGTTGCGGGGACTACAGGTCCACTCGCGATAGTTCGATGTCACCCAAGCCCACGCGCCCCCTCGGGCGTTCCGGCTAGCCGGACTGGTCTTGAATCCGTTCATCAGACACGGGTGCTGACCCGGATACTACACCCGCGGTGCGATCGGGGGCAACACGGGCAACCTGGCGGTCTACACAACCCCGCACCGTCGCAGTCAAAACCGAACTAAACGCCAGCGCATCCGCATCGGTTCGGCCTAGTGCTCCGAAAACGGGGCTGACCAGGTCGAAGGCTCGACTATCCTACTCGTTGTCCACGGCCCCGGTGATGGCTGTCACGCGGGGCCTCTTACTGTGGATCTTACTACAAGCCCCAGGCCTCTCGCCACAGATCAGCACGCTTCTCGTATGTCCAATCGCGCATCGCTTCTCGACCGCGCTGGGCCTGTTCTGATCGGAACGATTCGTCGTGCAACAGGCGACTCACGTGCTCGTACCAATGGGCCGGGGTCTTGGCCAGGAGACAGGCACCCAGCTTGGCCAACCGGCGGTAGTCTTCGGTGGGGCTCGCCACCACCGGCACGCCACACGCCGCCAGTTCGATTCCCTTGAGCCACGACTTCATCTTCGTGTTGAACGGGATCGGCTCTAGCGGCACGATGCCGATGTCGTACTCCGCGATGACCGACGGGAAGCCGAGCAACGACACGAAACCAAGCGGCATGACGTCACGCACGCTGAGTTGACGACTGATCGTGGCTTCGTCTCGCTCCGGTCCGAGATAGACGACCCGGGCTCGCGTGCTTTTGATCGCCTTGGCGATGCCAGCACCGGTCACCGCGAGGTCGTTGGGGTGAGCGCTGATCGAGCCGGACCAGCCGATCCACGGCTCGGGCGAACGCCGACCGCGTGGGGCTGAGCGAAGGTACGACTCGGGGACGCAGTTGGGCAGCACGGCGGCCTTACCGTAGCCGTACAGCTTGGCCAGGCCGGGGGTGGTAGTGGTGTTGACCGTGGCAGCCTTGCACGCACGGTGGTAGTGCTCGGTCTTGTAGTGGCCGTGGATGCCGTGCGCCGGGTCGAGGTGGTCGAAAGAGTCGTCCGAATCCACCACCACCCGTCGGCCTTCGGCCACCCACTTGACCACCAGGTCGGCCAGCTCGGGGAGCAAAGGTCGTTGGGTGACGACAGTGTCGGCTGTGACGTGGCCGGGGTGCTCGACCACTTCGACCCCGAGCACGCGGGCGGGCTCGGCCAGTCGGTAGAAAAAAGACGCGCACTTTGCATGCGCGTAGACCTGGGTCGTCACTGGATGATCAGCTTTCCATCCTCGATCACGGTCTCGGTACCGTTGACCTCGGTCAGGGAGATCTTGTAGTAGAAGACGTGCCGCTGGCCAGCGTACTCATCGGTAGCACTGTCGATCAGGTAAGCGGTTATGTCCCCGGCCGGACCGTTGGTCACAACCCCGGTGCCGACCACTTCTAGCGAACCAAGGGCCGGGCCGTCCCACACCGAAAATGAGACGGCGGCACCCGAGATGTCCCGGGGTGACCCATCCGCGTTAGTCACCTGGCTGTCAACCGTCAGGGTCTCACCGGCGCGCATCGTCATGTCGATCATCGACGTGTCGTCTCCGTTCGTGGGGTACGTACCGAGGATACGGTGTCGGGGCGCTGTGCGATGCTCTCCGACTTGATTCGTTTCGGCACTCCGAGCTTATTCACACTTGCCGTGTCGGATCCCGTGGCAGATTCGATCCCTGCACCAGCCACCACGAGGACAGAAAGCTCCGCCGTCAACGCAGCATCCATACCCAGGAGGGAGGCGGACACGCCGGCGGAGTCAGCGGCCGCAGCGGTATCCGATCCAAGATCCGCGACGGAGGCGACACCCGTTTCTGACGAAGCTGTGACATCTGTGCTGAACAACCCAGGAGTCGCTGTACCAGAGTCTGCAGACGAGCCGGTATCCGATCCAACGATGCTCTCGCCGGCCATCCCCGTTTCGATCAGGGTGCCAATGTCGGCCGCCGTAACGAAGACCGAACCCGATCCGGCTTCCACACTTGCGGTATCGTCTACACCCGTCTGAACAACGGATACAGAGGCCGACTCGGTGGTTGTTATCGCATCGGTAGCATTAGTCGTGACTTGCGCTATGGTAGTGTCAATCAGCGAGACTGTGTCATTGCCAGCAACCGCAGAGTTGAGAGTCTCGGTATCTGCTCCGGACAACGTATCCGACACGGACTGATCGACGCTTAGTGCACTCGTGTCGGAACCTGCGGTGGCGTCTGTACCGAGACCCGTGGGCACGGTAACGACATCTACGAAATACCCGCTACTGGTTCCGTGGTCTGGCTGGTCCAACGCGGGACCGAACACGTATTTGAACCGACCGCCATTAGCGGGTACGTTGTACGCGCCGTTCGAGTAGTCCGAGGAGAAGAACCCCGCACTGTACGCGTAGTGCCCGAGGTTAACTCCGCCCGTGCGGTAGCCGACGGTGTATTGGTTACCCACGCCCAGAAGGGCCAGTTCGAGAGGTATGGGAAAAAGGACCTGCACCCAGCCCACGGGCTCTAGCAGGTCTTGTGTGGATGTAGCTGTGGCCAGCAAATTACCGGAGGGGTCCCAGACGCCCACAAGGATATCGGTGCCGTCCCAGGTGCCGTCTGATCGGTAGTATTGCACACCCGTGATGACCTGTGCCTCAGATAGGTAGAAAACCTGCCCCAGGCACACCGAGGTGTCGCCACCCGCAGTATTGGGTGGTGTGGTGCCCGGCGTGAGGGTGTTGTCCGCGTAGGAGCCGACGTAGCTGGTCAACCCACCGGTGTCGACACCTGAAGACGCGTCCGAGTTCGACTTCTGAGTAGGGATCAGCGGGAGGAATAGAAGCACAGCCTACCCCTCCCTACGATCAGTTGTTAGATACGTAGGAGCCAGTGATTGTCAGTGAGCTAACCGACGAACCACACTGAGCAGTCCAGTTCGTGTTCACAGTCGCCTGAGGCAGCGGGGTGTGCCAAGCCTTGACTACCGTACTGCCGGCCGGAACGAAGACGGAGCAGCGGACAGTACCGCCAGTGCTATCACGGATATCAACCTGCGTCGCTGTGGTCAGTGAGCTATTGCAGAAAGTCACCTCCAATAGATCATGAAACGTCGACGCGGTGGCGCCAACCAATGTCGTCTCAGCTGTACTGGCTGTGAGGACTAGCTGTGTGACCGGGGTTACTAGATCCCGCATCGCATTGTGTACGACTACCGTCCGGCCAAGCTTATCCGCCATAGGCATGACTAGCTGACCATTGGTAACCGCTGTAGGCAGTGCTGTAGCCCCCAAGGTGAGCTGTGGGAAGCCGTTAGCAGCGATGCCTGCCTTAGCCTGCGGACCCGTGACGGTTGGGTTGTTACCTACAGTGATCGTACTTGGAATCTGTCCTGAACCATTGGACACCTGAAGAGTGACTACCGCAGTACCAGTGACCGCACCGTTCGCTGAGATCCTGAACTTACTGAATCCAGCTACGTTGGCGAAAAAGACACCCTGGGTAGCTGACGTAATGGAGCCCTGGAATGAGCCGTTAGAGTTCACCTGTAGAGCAGTCGAGGAGCCCAACGTCTGCCACGTCGCCCCGTCAACGGTGCCCTGAGGCGTCAACGTACCGGTGTAAGTCCCTGTGACCTGAATGGCTACCTGACAGGCTCCATTGAGCGCTGCTGTCTGGCATACAGAGCCAGCGGTAGCCGTACCTGTCGGGACTAGGTTCTGTGTCGTGATGTTGGCTGTAGTGGTGTAATCCTGCTGTTGAACTGGCAGACCCGTGCCGGCCACCACGCGAGTGGGCGCCGCACCATCCGCACCGTAGGAAACTTTGACCACCTGGGTTTTGTACCCGGCCGCAGAGTCATCGGTCTGAATGGTGTCCCCACCCGACATGGTGTTAAGAACTGTGTTGTCAGCCATGTCACATCGTCGTTATCTGGGTGCCTGCTGGTGGGTCCAGCGGGCACGGATGAGCAGCCAGAATCTCCGACGGGCTCGGTGCTGGTAGGCCCTGATGGAGCGTCCACAACAGCCGTTGAGCCACCAGAAGTTGGCCCATCGGAGACACAGGGTTACCCGACAGTTCGTTCCACTGCGGGGGTATCACGTCGGGGGTGGTCAAGTCGACCCCTGTGCCGGTGATCGGGCACGTGAACCGGTAAATGGTATCCACGGTCAGATTGCCTTCCGTTGGCTTACGACCAGGTCAAGGTAGCGGTGAGCACCCAGCTTCCGCCGGACTTCGTACCGAACGATTGGATCTTGTGGTTGAACAGGATCGGCGAAGTGCCGGTGCCCGCGAACGTAGCCGACGCGGCCGGCGTGGTGACCAGCACGAACCCCCACTCCTGCCAGGCGAAGTCCGAGTTCGACGTGTTGAACGTCGCGGCGGCCTGGATCGAGTCGTTGGTGACGGTCGTGGTGACTCGCGTAGGCGCACCGGTAGCGACGTAGTACGAATGCGCCGCCGAGTCCGACCCGAGGTGGGTGTCCGCTGCGGTGGCAGCGGTGTTGGCGTCACCGACACCCAGCATGGTGTGAGTAGAGTCGAACCCGACCAGCGAACCCGTGCCGATCAAGAAGTTGGTCAGCCGGCCCAGGCCGTTGGTGGTGGTCAGGTTAGGGGAATCGTCAACGATGACGTCGTACGGCTTGACGTGCGCGCGCAGGACATCGCCGCTTGGGGCAAGTATGCCGGTCTGGCTCTCAACCCACGCGACCTGGTCGTCGTCGTACTTCTCCACCACTGCCAGGGTGGAGTGACCCGTCAGATCGACTCCATTGCTCACGCCGTGCCTCCGTCGTTTACCTTGTGCCCGAACTTCGTCATGGCGGTCTTGATCTTGCCCTTGATGCTGGCGAGCTGCGCCGACGTGTACGGCGTCTGGTTTTTGTCCTGATTGATGTACGACCACGCCGCCTGAACCTTGTCGGCGGTCAGCGGGTATCGCTTCTTCTTGTCGGCCTGGTAGCCGGGGTCGGCGTAGCTGACGTTGCCGTACGGCATCTTCGGGTTCTTGCCGCGGGTCAGCGCGTCCAGGCCGGAGAGCACGTCTTCGTCGGCGTCCGGACCGAGCAGTTCGGCTGGGAACTCGTCCGGCTCTTCCACCGTCTCGACCACCGTGTCGTCTTCGCGGACCTCACCCTCGGGTGCCGCGTAGTCGCTGTACGTCCCGGCCGCCAGCGCGCTCGGCTTGACACCCACCGCGTACTGAAGAGTGCGCAGCTTGTCCGCGGCCTGCTGGAAAAAGTTCTTGGCCTTGTGCAGGTCATCCGCGTCGAGAGCTTCGTGCAGCTTGGCGACGTGCCCGTTGATGTCCGACAGCACCTGCATCGGGTCGATGTCCGGAGTGTCGACCAGCGCTCGGAACTCGTGGGTCGCGGCGTGCTCGTCTTCGCGGGTCTCGGGGAGCAGCGCCAAGAACTTGGACCGCTCCTCGTCGGTGGCATCCGCGAACCATCGGATCACCGCAGCGGCATCCTTCTCGGGCATCTCGGCCGAGGCGTCGCTGCGCACCGCGAGGACCTTGGCGCCGGGGACGGCGGGGCTCAGCACGGGCGAGGCCTCGGAGAGGTTGGCGTCGGTGATGTCCCGTACTTCGGACTGCTGAGCGTTACGCTCGTCGGCCAGTCGTTCGAACCCGAACGAGATGCCCTTGATGGCGCCGGCCTTCATGCTCGACCAAGCCAAGCGGGCGTCGGGGCAGTCCTCGAATGGTAGGAACTTCAGCGTGCCGTCCAAGGCTTCCGAGGAGTCGCGGAAGTCGGTGACAACCCCGATCGGCCGATCTACCTGGTGCGCCCAGACCGAGGCGATCTGACCCTCCGCCACCTGGCGCTTAAACACACCGGGCATGAAGCGGGTCTTGTACGAATCCACCACTCCGTACTTCACGATCCGGATGTCGGCTTCGTGGCCGCCGTCGGCGGTCTGCCGGACTTCCACGATCTCGCCCGATCGGGTTTCCGTTGTCGCCTTCACGCCGCACCGCCCTTAATGATATTGAGTGCCCTGTCCTGGTCCATGGTTCCTGCCCGCATCTGTCCGAGGATCTGGCCCAGACCGGCCAGCGGCACACTGCTATCATATCCGTCGTAGATTTCGACGATGCGTTGCGTCACGTCGCCGTCCAGCATTTTACCGTCCGCAACCGCCCGAACCACCAGCTCGATGGCGGTGTGGGTGCACCGGCCCAACGTGCGCGGATCGTCCACCACGGTAGACAGCACGGTGCGGAACCGGTTGGTCCAGTACGGCACGTCGACCAGCGATCGGTTGCGGCGGGAGTTGGCTCGCTGCTCCACCGCGTGCGCCAAGTCGATGACCAAGATGTCGATCAAGCCGTCTCGGACACCCTTGGTGTGGCTCACCCTGTGTGCGACAGCTATCATCGGCTGAGACTGCGCCAGCGCGGCCTTCGGCGGAGCACCCTGCGGCGACTTAGGCCCAATCTTGTACCCGGGCGGGACCACGCCAGCCGGCGATGCCTTCGGTTTCAGCCCGGTGTTCAGTGCACCCATGCCGGGCAACGGGACCAGCTTCGGCTTGGCCGGCAGCTCGGTACCCGGCGCCGGGATGTCTTCGACCAGCGGGTTTCCCGCCGCGTCGATCTCGTCTCTCTGCGCGGCGGTCAGTGGCGGCAGGCCCAGGTCGTCGCGGTACTCGTCACGGGTGATGATGCCCGACTCGACCAAGGTCGGCCCCCACCGCTCGGAAAACAGCGGGATCGGCTTCAGCTCGTACACCTTGGTGATGTCGAACCAACAAACGTCGTTTCCCAGCAGAGGTGCTAGGTGGATGTTGAGCATGTCCTCGAACTCGCGGAGCATGGGCCGGATGGTCTCGCGATAGAAGATCTTCCGGTCGCCTTCGATGTTCTCGAACTTAGCGTCCCTTGTGTCGCCCAACACAGACAGCGGAACGCCCAGTCCGACCGACAGGTCCCCGATCTTGGCGGACCGCAGGTTGGACATTTCTGAATCCCGCTGCGATTGGCCGATCTTGGTGACCGAAACGGGGTCTCCGACCGAACCACCCCCAGGCCCACCGTCGCCCAGGTCCAACTCGCGCTCGGCGAACATCGGCTTGCCGGCGTTACTGACGCCGCCGAATTTGCGGTTGAACTGGTTGCGGAACGCGCCGCGCTCGGCGTCGTCCACGAACGGGCTCGTCACGATGAGGTGGGACGGGACACCGCCGTTCTGAAGAAATGCCTGGTCGAACTGGCCGAGCAACCACATCACGTTGATCTCGGACTTCGCCACGTTCAGCGGAGACTCCGGCTGCCGCGGATCCGACAACGACGGGCGCCAGCAGTAGACAATGTCCTGGGGCTTGTACGATACGTAGTTGATCGAACCCCGCGTGTACAGGTCGAAAGATTCGAAATACTCGGGCTTGGTAGAGTCCGGCTCGGGCATTACCGGCTTGAGGTACTGCACCGGTATCGGCCACAAACCGACGATCTGGTCCGAACCGGGGCGGCGCTCGATGGCCCAGGCGAACTTGCCGGTCACCAAATACTGGATGATGGCGTAGCGCAACAGCATGGCCGGCGACCACAGCGGGTTGGGCGAACCGGGGGGCGGCCCGAGAAGCTGGGCGAGCGGCGCCGTGGTTCGGAATGCACCATTGGGCAGTGCGCCGGCGCGGATCGGAATCTGCACCATGTTGTTGGCGATCGTGTTGATGGCCCGGTACACGTACAGGTTGCGCTGGTACGCGGCCGAAACACCCGCTAGCGGGTCGTTCTCAGGCCATATGGGTTGATGCGCAGCGTGATACAGTGGTGACGCTAGGGCGCCGGGAGGGGCCGATTGGGAGACAAGCCTCGACGGCCGGGCGCGTGTTTCCAGCCCAGCTGCCCGGAGGACAAGATCGCTTAGGCTCATATCGATCCCCACGTCACCAAGTTGGGGCGTGCGAACTCGCCAAATCCGTCCGGGTCCGGCTTCTGCGCGGCCAGATCATAAGCCAATGCGGCGTCCAACTCCGCATCAAAACACCCAAGGTGCCGCTGTTCCCCATGCACCCGAATATACGCACGCCACTTACCAACCGCCTTGCACCACGATACGCCCTTATACCGCGACGATCGACCCAATCGTGGGCGTTGATTACCCATGTTCTGCTGGTGTGTCGCAGCCCGAAGGTTGTCTCGTCTGTTGTCTAGACCGTCGCTGTTTTTATGGTCCGTCAACCCGCCGCCTGACACCAAGTTGTGCATGTACAAGCTGGTATCAACCCCGTTGCGGGTGGTATGGGTTTTAGCATAGTTTATAGGGTTGTCTACACTGCCTGACGCCTGTGCGCGCCACGGCCCCGCTGTTACTACTCGATCGTAGTCGACAGCGTCGACTAGCGCTGTGTAACTGGGAGCAACAGGAACCTCACGAACAGCTCCCAATCCAGCAACCAGCCCAGCCTCAGGGGCAACAAGATCATTTAGGCTGATCGCTTCACCTCCGCCGTCCGGGCCGCCAGTTCATCGATCTGGTTCGGCGACATCCTAGCCAAGATTACAGGTAGCTTACGTACCGTGGCAACTGCCCCGGCCACAGCACCCACCACCAATGATAGTACCGCATCGCCCACAATAAGCCAGGTCATCTCTGAACCCCCATGTCTAGATCGCCGTACCTGGTGTCCACGGGGCCTATGGCAGGTGGCCAATGCGACGCCACGCAATCCAGCCGAGTCAGCGTCGGCACGCCGAAGAAATCTTTGGCGTCCTGCGTATAACTCGGGTCGTCCGTTGTCTGCTCGTCCGGGTCCCAACGCCACTTCAACCGCTTGAAGACCTCGCGTTCGACCAGCAGGCACACAGCAGCCATCGGCCCTTCGACCACCGGGAAATCGTACTGCGGAGCACGGGCCCAATAGTCGGGGTTGTCGTACGTGAAGTACGTCGAGCACGCCGCCGCAGCCAGGCCGTTACCAACCTCCAGCAAGCGCGGGATCACGTCCGGAGGAGCCTCCGTATCCGCCTCCAGCCTCAGCCAGTGGGTAGCGCCCACCGAGGTAGCATACTCAACCGTCAGGTTGATCCCGGTGCAGATGTGCCGTCCGCGGTTCTCACCGGTGACCCGGATGCGCCCGTCGTCCAGGGAAAACGTCCAGTGCGTGCCGCCGATCTCGTAGAGCCTCCTCAACAGCGGGGCAAACGGTTCGATACCGCGGGCGTCCACCTGGATCGACGTGTGGAACTCAACGTCGAACGGCGAGGTCCGGATCATCTCCTCAGCGTTGTGCAGCCACGCACCCCACAGCCACGGTCGAGCGGGGTCGAGCATCGCGTAGGCACACAGGGTGCCGCCCACCACCACCTTGGTCACGTCGGCCACCCCAGCTCCGTCTTGGCGTGCTCCACCATGCGACGAACAGTCTCGGGCAGTCCTACGCGCGCCCTCCAACCCAACTCGGTCCAAGCCTTGGATGGACAACCCTGTTGGGACTTAACGTCGGTGGGCCGATAGAACGAGTCGTCCACCTTGACGTGGTCCACCCAGTCCAACCCGACCGAGTCGAATGCCAGTTGACACAACTTAGCGAGGTTGGCCTTGACACCGGTGGCCAGGATGTAGTCACCGACGGCGGCATCCCGTGAAGCTAGGATTGGGAACGCACGCACGTAGTCGTACGACCAGCCCCAGTCGCGCACCACGTCGATGTTGCCGAGGCGTAGCTCTGTCTGGAACCCTCGCGATATAGCGACCGCCGCGCGGGTCACCTTGGGGATGATGAACCCGGAACCCTGTCGGGGGCTGGTGTGCGGGTAGAAAATTGCCGTCGAGATCCGCATGCCGTACGCATCGCGGTAGGTACGGCACATCTGGTGGGCGTACAGCTTGGCACAGCCGTAGGGTGTCTTGGGGTCGAACGGTGTGTTCTCGGTGGACACACCGGCCCAGTTACCGAACATGTCCGATGTCGAGGCATGGACGAACGAGGCTCCTGGTGCCACCGTTCGGACGGCCTCCAGCAGCCGCAAGACGCCCAGGCCGGTCACGTTGGCCACCAGGTCCGGCGAGCCCCACGACGCGGCTATGGACGCCACGGCGGCCAGGTTGTAGACCGTGTCGGGCTGAGCGGTCTTCACGGCGTTGACTAGGCTCATCTGATCGAGCAGGTCGCCCCGGATCTCGGTGACGCCTTCGGGCAGTACAACCGGCCGCTGACCACGCACCAGCGCGAAGACCTCGTCGCCGCGTTTGGCGTGCAGCTCGGCGAGGTAGTAACCATCTTGCCCTGTGACACCCGTGACCAACACCCGCACGCTAGTCACCCTCTCTAACAGTCAGGCCCACTGACACCGGCATGGCGTACCCATAATCGAGAACGACCAAGACGCTTTCAATCCCCCGCGTTATCACGTACTCCAACTTGACGAATCGGCCGGTCATGGCGGTTTTGGAGTCGGACACGGTTACGTACCTCCCCAGGAGTTGCGCTATCGCACCTACTTTTTCGTCAAACAGTGTGCTCATGTCAGATCACCTTTCCGTTCGGCAAGACGAAACGACCACCGTCGGCCAGAAACGTGCTCTCGCGGCTCAGGGTGCTGGACAAGTAATTGTCGATCGCGACCAGATACGCCGACGGGCGGCTGTGTGTGCCCGGTTTTACCACCAGGATATCCGTCCCAGGAAGGTATCGGTCGATCTTTCCGGGTGTCAGATCCTCCGCGTAGTCGATCATGTTAACCAATCCGGCGTAGTGGACCAGCGTGGTGGCCTTGGCCGGTGCCCCGTACAGCGTCATCGTTCCGAGGTTCTCCAGTGCCGACCACAGCCGATCCACCTGGTAGTCCACGCGACCTTGAAGCGAGGTGTACGTGTCGAGCCGACACAGCCACGCCTCTTTCTCCAGAAGGTCCAGCACCGCACCGGAGGGGTTGCCAGACGTGGTGTTCACCACGACGCGTAGCGAACCGCCTTGGGTCGGCGTCCGCAGCACGTCAACCACGTGCATCTCATCCGGGCACGCGGCCATGAAGCTAGTCAGGGACAGGAACCTCCGGTGCTCGTGGTACACCACCGTCCACAGTGCGTCACTGAGCAGGTCCCCCACATACTGGAACTCGATGATCCCGACGCCACCGTCGCGGATCAGATACGCAACGCCGGCCAGAAAGTCTTCTAGGCTGCTTGCGTGGGCGGCTACGTTGTTGGCGATGACCACGCCGAACGGTTCTTCGATGTCGTGTGCCGTGTCATTGTCAAACGCCATGTGGGCGGTACTGAGCCCCTTGCGCTTGGCCTCGGTGATCGCAGGCTTGGCCGGGTCGATACCGAGATGCCGAGTGTGGTTGAAATGCTGCAACAGCGTGCCGTCGTTGCAGGCGATCTCACAGACACCCTGGGGAAACAGGTGATCATACCGCTCTGCCACCCACTCCGCGTAGTTCTCGAAGTACGTCTTCAGCGCGGGGGACGACCCGGTTAGGAACGCGTAACCGTCGCCGAACAGCAGCTCGTCCGGAACGTGGTGAGTCAACTCGACGGTCCACGTCTGGTCGTCTACCGTCAGGCCCAGCGGGTACAGCTCCTGTGCGTACGCCTCGGCTGACGTCGCCGGGAACTGGTCTGCCAGCGGGGTCAACCCGAGGTCTAGGATCGGTACCTTCACTTCGAGCCTTTCAGTCAGAGTCGAGTAGTTTGCGCAAGTGGACTACCGTGATCTCGATGACCGTGATGTCGCTCATCTCCGGAAGCGTGAGGTCTGGGCTGTGATCGGCAGTGAGCCGGTGCAGAAACTCAACGGCGCTGGTAAACCAGTCGCGCTCCGGTCCTGCCAACATCACTGGCCGCCAATCATCGTTATTGCCAACCTACACTGTACTGCCAACAGTGTCAACCGAGGATCGGGAATCGCATCCTGCTGCGGGGACGCCGAGGCTTCAGCGCGAGGTGGGTCGCGCCCCAACAGTTGTGCACCACCACACCGGAGGCCACAAACTCGTGCGTCTCAGCCACCGCGAGATCGTACACATCAGCTACGCCTGCGTCGCGCAACCCAACCACACGAACTGGAGCAGTGGGCCGGCTTGGGTCGGTACTTACTCTGCCAAAAGGGGATGTCACAAACGGGACACGGTACCTCGACCTCGTAGCGATGCTCTTGGTCCTCCGCCCACCGGGCACACGCCCTAGAACAGTAAACAGCGTCCGCGTTGTACGCCACAAACACAGTGCCGCATCGAGACGCCTGGCATATTCGGGCATACGTCGTGGGGTTAGCCCACTGTTGGAGGGACTTCTCCGAGTGCCACCTTCGCCCCGCTTCAGACCCATGCCACTTCGCCGCTTCGTCGTGGTCCATGCGTCCAGTGTATCGCCACATACCAGTGCATCGATGCGAACCCAACCGCGCCCTACCACCCAAACGGGGTGGTTACCCGTTCCCCGGAGACTTGATCCGTCGCTTATCGCCACTTCGAGGATGGGGGCTGACCGGCGGGATATCCCAGCAGCGGCCACCCGACGCCACCCGTTGCGAGTCCACACGCGGTCCCCCACACGAACACGAGAGATCTCCACCCCCCCCACAGCGGTAAGCACAGGTGTGTCACCCACTAGGCACAGCGCGTCCAGGCGGTTCGGGGACCACTTCGACTCCGGAATCGGCTCGCCGTCCGCATCGAACTGACCGGGTGGAACCCACGTGGTCAGTTCGACCTCCAACTCCGGGAACGTTCCGACATGCCGCCCGCGGCCCTGCTCGTACAGCCCGACCACGGGGGTAGCGCGGATCGCCTTGCCCCGGCTGGCCCGGACCGGAACGAACACTGGCCGCACACCGATGTCCGAGGTCCGCAAGTTGGCGGCAACCATGTCGGCGCCGAAGTTGACTTCGGCCACCACGGCATCGGCGTTGTAGTCCTCGTACGCCTGCACCACGACTTTGCGCCACTGCTCAGGTGAATACCGGTCCGACTTGTCGGCCAGAACGTAGATCTTGCCGTCTTCACCGAGTCCCATAACGAGGATTCCGGTGAGGTCGGATGTGGCGTGCGCCGTGCCGGCCGGGTCTACGGCTACCACTACCGTCACAAGGTGCGGAGCCTCGGCCACCCGCTGGATAATGTCGTAGCTCCACAGGGCTCCGTCCGAGCCGTCCAGGATCTCGCCGTACAGCTCTTGCCGACCCAGTGTGGTGCCTTCGTACCTGCGTTTGATACGTGCGGCAAACTTGGGGGCGAGGTTGTCGATGTTGTCGTACGTCGATCCCGTGACCACGAGGATGTCGGGGTCCGCGCACAGGCGCTTGATCAGCGGGGTGGGTCGGGGTGTGCTGGTGATGACCACCTTGGGGTCGTCGGCACGCAAACCGAACTCCAGCATGTCCCACGCGACCTCACCGTAGGCGCAGGAACCCAACTCTTCGAACCATGCCGTCGAGAACTCGAATCCACGGAGCTTTTCAGCGTCTTTTCGCTTATCACAACCGAAAATCTTGGCTATTGAGCCATTATCGAGAACCAGTTCTCCGAGAGACCTGTTCCACAGCTTTATTCTATTCTTGGGGATGACGCCTTCCCCGGCGGTCGGTCCGTGCAGTCCGGAGCGGCCTTCGATGCACACGTCTCGGCCGACACCGAAGTCCGGGACGATGATAGCGACGCGGTGACCCGGAATCGTAAGCATCCTATCTTTGACGAACTCAGACCCGCTTCTGGTCTTGCCGAACCCCCGGCCGGACCGCAGAAACCACCCCCACCAGTCACTCTGCGGGGGCCGTTGGTTTGGGCGGGCGTGCCGATTCAGATATACATCGTGCGGGTCTCCCGGACATTTGGGGTCCGGACAGTACCAGGCGTATTTGGACAACGCCTGAAGCTTCTGGAGCAGCTCAGCCTGCGTCGCCATCAGCGTCCTCGCCCAATTCACGAGTCCGACTCAACACCAGGTTCAGCTTTTCCTTTTCCGTAGCGTACTGGAGCAACCCCAAGATGTCCCACGGGGCCATGCTGTCACTAGTGCAGGACCATACACCCCGCTCACCCTCGGAATCGACAGTCTCAATGAGACACACCCACTTCGTGACAAAACCCTGCTCGTGGATGAGTATCACGTCCGCGATGGCGTCGTTAAGGGCATCTTCGATGCCCTCACCCGTCGACGCTGGTGTCTCCTGCATCCAACTCACCCACTCGCTGTGATTCTGCCTGGACCTTATTCAGACCCAGCTGTTCCGCCAGTTCTTGTAGGTCGGCGTCCACCGAGCTGGACGTGACGGCTACATCGACCTTGACAGCCGAGTCCAACCCGAGTAGCTTGGCCGCGCGCTCCTGGATCTTGAGGATCTTGTCGGTGGCCGACAGGCGCAGAGCGTAGTCCCGGACGATCTCGTTGTCTTCCGGGTCGTAGACGACGTCGCCGTCCTTGCCCGAGGTGACCGGGGCGCCTTTCTTGTGGAACAGTTCCCACATGCCGCTGGTCATGGCCGCCAACTCTTCCAGGTGCTTGCGCCGGACGTCGTCCAGTGCCTCCTGCGGAATGGCCCGGGTGACAGCCTTCAGCTCTGCTTGGACGGCCGGAATGGTCATACCGTACTCAGCAGCGATGGCCCTCGGCGAGCGCCCACGAACGTACTGGTCGTAACGGTCCCAGGCGGCGTTGCTGACCTTGATCAGAGCCAAATCAGGGTCCTGTTCGACCATGTCGCCTCCCCTCGGTAAGTCGGTGTTGTGAGCTTACTCCGGGAGACCGGTCCGAACGAGGTCCGCGAGGGTCAGCAGCTCGTTTATTGCCTCACTGTGGGTGACGCGCCGACCGTCTTGGGTTTGTAGGGCTGACACGTACCGGATAAATCGGGCTTTGGTGTCGTGATCGACCGGAATCGTCGCATGCGTGGCCACATCACACCTCCTGTGTTGCCACCCTAGCACAGGTTGGCAACACAGCGCTACGTCAGTGGTGAAGAACCAAGGTCAACACGGAAAAAGCCACCGACATCGCCAGGCCGACAAGAAGAACCACCTGCCCCGTGTTTAGTCGAGACTCGGTGCGCTGGGTTTGCATCCCGCGCTGCGTACCGACGAGGGTCTTGGTCTCGGCCGCCGACGTGTCGATCTTGTCAGACAGGGCATCGGACTTGAGGTCAGCGGCCAACAAAGCGGCGTCCAGAGCCTTGGACTGGGCCTGAAAACGCTGCTCAAGCCTCAAATCTAGCTGTTCAAGCCGGGTGTCGTACAGCTCCCGAATGTGCTGCACCTCGCGATAAAGCTGCGCCGTGGTCATCAGCGTCGGATCAGGAACCGGAGTCGTCACAGCGCGTCCCGTGCGGCTTCGTGCGCTGCATGTGCGTCTTCGACGGTGAGCACGTCGTCCGGGTGGTGTTTGCGGCACAACCGGTGGCCCGCGGCCGACTGGTGACGGCCCAGCCGCCAACATCGGTGGATTTCGCAGTTACGAGGCCGGACCATCGTGATCAAGCCACCCACGATGGCCAGCTCAGTCAAGTCAGACCCAATTCCGGACCAGAAAAGGTACTGGCTGCTCGACCCGTTACCCAGGCCGAACAGCCAGAACAACCAGTTGAGCATTACGCGCCCGGCGGGATCTCGGTGGGTGTGCCTTCGACGATCGCCAAGGTCTGGGGCACGCCGGCGACCACGGTGATGACAGTCGTCGCGGTGCGCACACCGTCGGTCAGGGTGACGGTAGCCTCACCGAGGGTCGGCGGCTTGGTCGCTGCGACGGTGACGGTCTGGGTGTCCTCGGACACGGCCAGGGTCACGACGGCGGTGTTGTCGACCGTCCAGGTCTGGGGCTCGACAACGGCCAGGCCGGCGGCGTCCTTGGCCTCGGCGGTGAGAACGACCTGCTGGGTGTCGGACAGGGTTACGGCCACGGTTTTGTCTCCGGTCTGCTCAGTGATGGTACCAACGCTGATTGTAATCGAACTCGCACGGCGATTGCGAGTCAGCCAGTTGTAGATCTCTTCAGCCGCCGTTATGGCGGACGACAGTGGACCGCCCAGGCCGACAGCGCTGTGCAGAGCCGTGACCCGGGCTTCCCACTCCTCCTCGGAGACGACCTGGAACCCGCTCACAGTGCCGTGGGGGGCTCGGTAGGGACCGGCGGCGCCACGGGTGCCGCCGGAGGCGCCGCGAGCGTCTTGGTAGTGTTGGGCACCGCGGCGACGCCCAACATGGCCAGGGCGACACCAATGCCCAGGGTGACCCACTGGGTCAGGGTGACCGGATGAGTCGAGTCCAGCGCCACCTGGGCGGTGGTCAGACCGGCGATGAGCGCGGCGACGATGGCCTTGGCGTACTTGCCGAAAGAAAACGACATGTCAGTGTCTCCTTGAGATCTATCCGATGAGTACGACGATGATTCCGCCGTTGCGGAGGTGGCTCCACTTGGTGGCCACGTTGATCCGAATCGGACTGGCGCTGTACCAGCCCGATTCGGCCCGTTGATACGCGATGTGGTCGTCCTGGGTCATCACGATCGACCCCACAGGCGGTTCGTTCTTCGCCCAGACGTCCATTACTTGTTGAACTGGGCCTGGATGGTGTTCTTGACCGCCGTGGCAATGGCGTTGGTGTCCGCTGCCGCCGGCAGGTGCGGGATGAGCGCATCCACGATCGGCTGGACCAGTGTGGTCGGGTCGATGGTGACCGTCTGACCGGCCGGCCGAGCCAGCAGCTGGGCCACCTGGGACTCGATCAGACCGATGCGGGTGGCTGCGACGTTGAGCAGTTCTCCCGCGCCGACGTTCCGAACGTCCACAGATCCGTCCGCATTGGCGGTGTAGCCGACACTGGTCAGCCACGTGGCCAGCGGGCCGGCCGGGTAGTGGAACCACACGGGTGCCGACCAGATGGTGTTGGCGTCGTTCGCATCGAGAGCCACTTCGTCTCCTAGTGGGATGAGGACATCGCTGATGTCGCAGGTAATGCCACTGACAGTGAGCGTAGTCTGGCCGCTGTTTCGCTGCCACACATTGACGAACCCCGACGTCCCGGTGGCGGACGGATGCGCGCCGGACTGCCAGAACACGTGCGTGGCACCGCGCACTGCCAGAAGGGCTTCGCTGAACCCGTAGGCACCGCCGCGCTCACCCAAGACGGTCTGTGCCCCGTCTACGTACGCCTGCCACACCCCGATCTGACTTGATGACAGATGCTGGTCCGCAGACATGAACAAGTACCCCGTGACGCCACAGTGACTGGCGTCGGCGGCGAGAGCCGCAGCGTTGATCCGGCCAGCGTTGTAGCCGCCCAAAAAGTCCGAGGTGCCGTTTTCGTACACCATGTGAACTTCACGACCGGCGGCGTGCTGACTGGCCACTTCCCCCGGTGTGGTGTTCTTGATGCGTCCGGGGGTGCCACCATAGCGGATGACCCCAGCAGCCCCAGCGTTGGCCACGGCTGCTCCGGACAGCTGGCCGGCAGAGTAGTCCAGAAGTATCGCCACCGCTACATCCTAACCGTTGAGGAACTGCGCGAAGATGTCGTCGTCCGTACCAGCGACAACCACCGGTTCGACAACTTCCGACACACCCTGGAACTCGGTCGGGTCTCCGGTGGGCTCACGCTCCTCGACGTGTGAAGCCATGCCGTCACTGCCGCCGAGATCGTCGTACTTCTCGGCGAGAGTGGTGGGGTGCTGCTCCCGCATCACGTGTGCGTCGTTGTCGAACTTGGTCCGCTCCTCCGAGATCATCGTTGCGGTTAGCGCCTGGCGTCCTTGAACCGCCGTGAGGCGGTGCTTCTTGGCCTCCTCGTCCGCCACGAGCAACGCGGCCTCGTGAGCGGCCAGCCAACCGTCGGCCCACCGGCCGTTGCCCAGAGCCTCGATGTACGCGTCCCGCACGAGCGTTCGGACGGCGTCCATCTGAACCTTGGTGCGACGAGGCTTCTTGGCCTGCTCAACTGCAGGTGTTACCCCGACCGATACGTCTGCAGGGCTGGTGAACTGGTCGGGGTCTTCGTGCTGGTTGGCCGGCTCGGTGTGGTCCGGTGGGAAGTCGTCACTGTGCCACGGAGCGTCGTCGGCGATGTCGTTCTGGCCCGGCAGGTTGGTTGGCGCTGCCGGAACGCAGTACTCGACCTGGCCGATGTCCCACGTGGGCAGATCCCGCGTCTGGTACGCCGACTTGGGCGGCTCGTACGTCAGGTACACCGACTGAGGCAGATCGTACGTCTGGTACGTCGGCTTGGGCGGCTCGGTGAACTCGGCCTCAACCGCCTTGGTGTTGGCCAGCTCCTGGGCATCCCAAGCCGAGGGGTGGGTCAGCCTGACCACGTCCTCGGAACTACGCCCCTGATCGGCTACGGCCCACTCCAACAGCAGTTCGTCCACGCCTATGGGGTTGTTGCGTATGGCCCGCTCGCCCAGCGCTCGGACGATCAGCTCGTGGGCATGGTCGGAGACGATGATTTCCTTGCTCACTTCTGGGCCTCCGGCTTCTTACCCTGCTTGTGGATCTCCCGGAGCTCCTCGATCATCCGTTCGTCCTTCTTGACGTCCTTCTTCGACACGGTCTCGCCCGTCTTCGGGTCCGTCCTGTCGCCTTTCTTGTCTTTAGCCACAACAGGCCTCTCTCGGGTCGGTGGTGAGTCGTAGTCTGTGTCCAGCCGCGCGAGGTCCGGGTCGGTATCACGCGGGTTTTCGTTCACACTGCGACGCTACCATGGCGGGGGGCACATCGCAACCCCCCGCCCGATATCCCGCCTACTTACCATCCAACGGCGGCTGTGACACCTGCTGGGTCGTCACCGTACCGTCGGGGAGGGCGTAGACGTTGTTGAGCCACTGTCCGCCGCCTGCGGGGTTGTACGCCCGACCCGGGCCGAAAGCACCCACAGTCGGGAAATACTGCTCGCTGAAAACGTTGTCCTCGAAGCTGACGTTGGATGACGGAGCAGGAGCACCACTGTTACTGGTGGCACCGTCGCCGCAGTAGCAGGTGTAACCACCACCCGCCAGCCAGTTGTCCTTGACCAGTACGTCCGAGTTGGGGCCGAACTCGGTGAACAGCGACAACGCCGAGGTCTGGCCGTTCGGGTTGAGGAACGTGTTGTGCGTCAAGGTCAGGCTGGTGGTTCCGTCGTCCAGGACGTCTTCGTTGTGGTCTCCGCGCAGTGTCGGGGCCAACGCGATGTACGAGTCGGTCACGACGGTTCCCACGCCGACCGTCATGCCGAGCTGCTGGCCCTGAGCGTTGAGTGACGTCACCGTGGCAGGACCGCCGTACGCGTCCCGCACCGCCTCGGTGGCGTACTGGCCGGCCGGCGTCAAAACCGACACGTGGTCCAGCGTCACCGAGCACGACGGGTCTTCCTTGAGCCACACCGCGAACAAGTCTGGGCTCGCGTTACCGTTGTACGGCTCGCTGGCATCCACCTCTACGTTCCGTAGGGTGATGTTGCAACCCAGCACGGTGACCGTGCCGTGCACCCTCGTGTTCGCGAACACCTGGTTGGTCTGATCCAGGATCAGCTCCCCGGTGGGCGGCGTGACGTCAGTCAAAGTGCCGCTCGACCCAGTGTCCGCTGCGGTGGGCCAGTTGCCGTTGACCGGTGTCGAAGTAGTGGTGCTCGGCGGGGTAGTGGTGGTCGTTACGGGGACCGTCGTGGTGGTGGGTGGGGCTACGGTCGTAGTGGTTGGCGGTGGTGTCTTGTTCGCCGCGCACTTCAACGTGATGCTGTGAGCCGTCTTGTTCGAGGTGGTCAACGAGTTGGGGCAGACCGCGGTCGTAGTAGTGCCCGGCGCGAGCGCGATGCTGCTGGTGGATGCGGTGGCCTCGAAAAACAGGCCACCGCCGAGGATCAGGACAAGAACGGATAACAGGGCTAATGCCGCCTTCAATCGCACTGTTGCTCCCTACCGACAGACGCCGCGGACAGTGGCGTTCAGATTAACGTTGAACAGTACACCATTTTCGCCGGCCGCGTTGTCCTGCGGGCAGAACTTCGCAGCGGTCTGGTTGTCGCTGGTGTACTCCGCGTTGAACACGGCCTTGTGACCGAGGTACGAGCTGAACAGGCCCGAGGTCCCGTAGAAGTTGGACTCCTCGGTGAGCAGGGCGTCCGCGTTCGGAAACATGTCCGTCGCGTACGAATCACCCGTGTCGTCCAAATTCTTCGCTACCCAGCCCATGCCGTTGGCGTGCATGTAGTTGCTCAAGGTAACCATGAACGTCTCTTCGGTGGCCTTGGTCAGCGGGAAACCGGTACTCGACTGGTACGACTCGTCGATGTCCGTCTCGACCGCGTCGAAGCCCTTGGACTTGCACATCGAGATCCGCGCCTCGATCACCGACACCACCGTGGCGTTGCGGATGTCGAGGTACCGCTCCGAGCTGTACCCCGGCATGGTGTTGCCCAACGCCACCGTGGGGAATTGACTGTAGTCAGCCCTGTAGTTTTCGGCCGCGCCCACCTCGATGTAGCAGATCGCCTTGAACCCGAGCGCGTGCAGCGAACCGACCGTGCTGGCCGGGTTGTCGAAACCGTCGATGTCGAAGACGGTTGGATTGGTGGCCGGTGCGGTGGCACCGGTGTACGCGGTCTGGCCGGTGCCCATGTCCGCGGCCGAGGTAAGGCTCAGAGGGTGGTCGATCTCCCATTGCCACTCGATGTTGCCGGGACCCGGCTGCCACCACGTGCCGGCGGGCGGTGTGGTGGGCGTGGGCGGGGGGGTCGCGGTAGTAACCGGAGCGGTGGTCGTAGTGGCCGGCGGCACGACTGTAGTCGTGGGTGGGACAGTCGTGGGGTTCGCGGCACACTTCAACGTGATGTTGTGCGTGGTTTTACCACTGGTAGACAGTTGGTTGGGGCAGACAGCCGCGACGCTGTCTCCGGCCCCGAGTGTCAAGGTCGAACTGGACAGCGTCGCGGCTGTGGCAACGCCCACAAATGCCCCGAGTATCAGACCTGTAGCGGAAAGAGCAGCGATCGTTTTACGGGACACGGTGGGGGACCTCCGATAGGTTACGGGACCTGGACGTACTCGCGGATGCCGGCTCCGGCACCCTCGTTGATTCCACCGCCCTGAGTCGAGGCCAGAGCGTTGCAGTAGACGATACCGACGTAGAGGCCAGGCGCGGTGCCGGCCGGAACAGTCACTGTGACGGTGGACGTGAGCGATCCACCGGGGGCGACGTTGGCAAGGCTCTCCGGATCGGCATAGACCCACGACGTAGGGGCCTGCGGAGCGGTGTGGTTCCACGGGAAGCCAGCGGTGGCCGCCAGTGTCAGGTCTTCGTTGACGCTGCCGGCGTTGCCGCACGCCACGGTGTACGAACGCGACGTACCCGCGGTGATCGGGTCGTCACCGAGATAGGAATGGCTGCCCGGCAGGTCACCGATGTAGCCGCCGGTCGGCAGAAGCTGGACACTGGCACCCACGGTAGCGGCGGAGGCCGGCAGGACGGCGGCGATAGTAGCACCAAGTGCCAAGACTGCCGACGCAGCGAGCATAGTCTTCTTCATGTGAAAGCCCCCAAGGCTTTGTGGTTACTCGACGTGCCCACTCTACTACACACAGGATCGGTACGAACGTGGCTAACCTCACCGCTTCGGGCCGTCGTGCAGCACGGCTTCCAGATCCGCGGGCGTGACGTAGCCGGGCCAGCGACCGTCTGCGAACAACTGCAGACCGGCACGCCGATACACCTCGTCTACCAACTGGGAGCAGATCATGTGCCCGGTCGACGCCACGTACCGCTGCAACCCGGGAGCCGAGAGGTGCAAACGGTGGGTGGCCAACGCGAAGTAGTCCAGAAACGAGTACGGTGTCCCAAGCAACAACCGAGCGTGCGTTACGATCAGACTGCGCATCCCGGGAAGCGCCGACAAGTCCCAACTCGACCAGGTAATCAGCTCCGCCGGATACTCCTCGACGGGTCGGATGCGCGCGCCCCCCGGCTCAGCTTCCAGGATCGTGGCGTCGTCCAGCAAAACGAACGCATGGCTGTAACGACTGAAACCGTCTCCGTTGGCCCACTCACCCAACTCAATGAGGCGCCCCACCGTGTCGGTGCCTTTGTACAGGCCAAAATCCCCGGGGCTAGCCACCGTAGACCTCTCCGGGCGTCTTCAAGGCGCCAGCCTCGGGGTGCATGCGGAGGGCGTCCTGGCCGAGTTTGCGGAACATCTGATGCCGCGACACACCCTGGGACCGTGCTTCCAGGCGGAGTGCTTCCCACTCCGCGTCAGAAAGGGTGACCGTGCGTTTCTTGATCGCCATGGGGGTACCCTAACATGGATCGGCGGCACATGGGGGTTGTACCGTGCTCTAGTACCGTGGTAACGTGGCACCATGGGCGACGAACTGCACGACGATGATTGCCGGTGTCCCTCGTGCGAAGCGATGTGGGGGCGGTACTGGCGGCTGCGGGGCGGCCGATGGATGGACGTAGGTGTACTGGCGTGGAACCCCCCACCAAACCCGGTTTCAACAGGGGAAAACGGATGAAAACGGACGTTCCAGAGCCCGAAGTGGGGTCCGTGGTGCTCGATCGTCTTGGCCTGGCGTGGCAACGGCACGACTGGGGTTGGTTCCCGGCCCGCAGTGGTGTGGTGTGGCGATCGATGAACTGGGACGAGCTTGTGGCGCAACGCGGGCCGGTCACGTTGCTGGCGGTGTCGTCCTCGTAGGTTTCGACCCCCAACCCATAGTTGATCTTTACGCACCCAACTGCCCGATTTTTTAATATGGCGTAAGTCGGAATAACGAGCTCGTTGTTCCGACTTACGCGTTTTTATGTCTCGGAGTTGTTGATCTTGGAGTTTTAACATCGAAAATTGAAGTATCCCAAATCTGCGGTCCCCGAGCCCACCCAACGACTTCGCCGAAGGCAGAATTAATCGACCTGCCGACCATCCTCAACCTGCCAGCACACCCCTCCGCGGACACACGGCCGTGACCAGCTTCCACAGACACCCCCGCGTACGCGCGCGAGGCCTCCGAAGGGCTGTGACTCACGTCACATAAACCCACCGGCACAACCAGGCCACCGGTGCTACAGTTGCTGTATCAACCCGGATCGGAAGACAGGACGAAGACCATGGCTCACGAGTACATCTACCCGCGTCACTACCCAGCCTGGTGGGTCGAGTGATGGCCCGGGACCCGCTGACGGTGCTCGCGGAGATCATGTCAGCTCACTCAGCCCTCAGCGTTCTGAGGATGAGGACTGAAGCTGCGCAGCGTAACGAAGAGGATGCAGTGTGCCGGCTGTGCAACCTCCAGGAGGAGTGGAGGCTCCTGGCCTACCCGGACCCCAAGGGTGCGCCGCGCGGGCCAGAGGGAGCAGGTGCGGCGTAGGCTGGCCTGACCCCGATCGAGCAGGACGAGGAGCCCCCGGCAACCTACGCCGGGGGCTCCTCCTGCTTGTGAGGGGTCCGCCGGAGGCGTTATGAAACGCGCGCGAGGCCTCCGAAGGGCTGTGACTCACGTCACATAAACCCACCGGCACAACCAGGCCACCGGTGCTACAGTTGCTGTATCAACCCGGATCGGAAGACAGGACGAAGACCATGGCACGCTTTCAAGTAGTCGAATCAGGCACCGGTTGGGCAGTGCAAGACACCAAGGATGACACAGTGTGGACGAAAACGTATGACCGGTTCGGCAACGCGGTCAACAAGGCAGTCAAGCTGAACGAATCGTTCGGCAACTCACAAATCTGGGATGACGCTACCAAGACATATCGTTTCTAAGCACGACGACTAGGCGCCCATGGGGCTACGGAGGTCATACTCCACCTAGTCACTCTGGTAAGGCTCTACACACACAACGGAGTGGACATCATGGCTCACGAGTACATCTACCAGCGTCACATCGTCAACATCGTCTCCGGGACCGTGGATCACGTGAACCAGACCGCCATGGTCCGCTTGCCGGGCAACCCGTCCGCGTTCCGTGTCTCGCTCGCCTCCCTGGTCATCCACGACATCGTTCGCTGACAACTGACAAAGGATCACTGACATGTTCGGATTCAAGAAGGCGCGGCGTGTGATCGCCGCAGCCATCGAAGAGGTCGACAACAACCGCCAGGGCGTCAACCCCTACGCATGGCAGGACAGGGATGTGGAGCGGTACGACGCGACGGCCGACTTCTGGACCGCTCTCAACGCCAACCGCATGCCCCGCGCACTGTGGGGCCAGGAGGAGACACAGCGATGACACAGCAGGTCGACATGCGGGCGCTCATGGCACAGCAGGACCTCGAACTGGTCCGCGTGCCGGCTGTCCAGCGCAAGACCCCACCGACCACATCGAAGCCCACCGACACCGCAATCCCGAACCGTTGGAAGGTGTGACCACCATGGGCGAGATCACGAACTATGAAGACGTCATCGACTCGCGGGACGTCATCGAACGGATCGAAGAACTGACCTACGACGACTACATCCGGGACGAGTCCGAAGACGCCGAACTGACCGCACTGGTCGCGCTGGCCCAGCAGGGCGAAAACTACTCCGAAGACTGGCCGCACGGGGCCACGCTGATCCGGTACAGCTACTTCAAGACGTACGCACAGGAACTGGCCGACGACGTGTGTGAGAACAAGCCAACCGAATGGCCGTGGACCTGCATCGACTGGGAACAGGCAGCCCGCGAGCTGTCATACGACCACACGTCGATCGACTTCGACGGGGTCGACTACTGGATTCGCTGATCCGATTCTGTCCGACCGGAGTGTGACCGGTCGTTCAGTATCTGATCAGAAAGGACTCTTTCACGCGCTAGAGGCCGAACGAGCTACCTACGAAAGGTCGACCATGACAGAGCAAGTCAGTACCTACGCCAACGGCTTTGGAGCCTGGCACGCCACTGTTTATCTGGTGACTCCGGTCGCCGAACTCAGTGCCAAGGAACAAAGTCGCATCCGCACCAAGGCACGGCGCGCCATTCGGAGAGAGCTGATCGAGCGCAGCAACGGCATCGACAAACTGCCGCCGATCCACACCGTGTTGTGGCTCACCGGGCACAACGATGCCGGCGACATCAGCCACGTGACCTACCGCGAGGTTTGGGCATGACAATCAAGAAGACACAGCACGGTGTTGGCGCCGTAGGCGTCATCGTGGGAACCGACGACGGGATACAGATCGGTTCCGAACCGACTGGCGAGTCGCTGGCGTTCGATGACATCGTGGAGTTCGTGGAACGATACTCCGTGTTCCCGGACGAGCACTGCGCACCAATGCTCGTGGCTTGGTACATGTTGACATACGTCTACGACAGGTTCGACATCTCGCCACGAGTCATCATCACAGCCGACACCAAAGGTTGCGGCAAGTCGCGCGTCCTCAAAGTGGCTCAGCACCTCGTGGCCCGACCGCGGTGGACTGTGAAGTTCTCGCCGGCTGTGCTTCGCCGGCTCATCATGAACGAACACCGCACCATCCTGCTGGACGAGACGGACGCGCTGTTCCCGAAGCACGGTCGCATCACTCGCTCCACCGAGGAGATTCGCGGGATCATCAACTCCGGCTACGAGAAAGGTGTGATCCACGATTGGTGTGTCGGCCCGTCCGGGCTGGAACACGGGTCGATGTTCGGCCCGATCGCACTCGCGGGCATAGCCGGCAACATGCCGGACACCATCACCGACCGCGCCATCACGATCACTATGTGCAAACCCA